GTGCTGTACCCAAGAAGTGGATCCAGTTTTTGCCTGTTAGCAAACCTTCTTCCCTCATGGTCATTAGACGCTTGAGAGTGATATCCATTTTACACATATTAGCACCACCAAAGGCCCAGCCTTCTGCTTCTCTACCAGCATAAGGACCTTTTGAGTCACTAAATTCTTTAACTCCGTTATACCACTTCTCAGCAGTTTCCCAATCTGAACCTTGTAGCACATTAAGCCACTTAGTTTGACCTAATCGGTTATCTAAGAAATACTTGTTGTTAAACCGAGTTTTTTCTAAACAGTCTTCAAATGTTTTTAGTCCTGTTTTAGGGCTGTGTATATGATCACATGCCCATGTTGGAACGTCTAGCATCATCGACCAGTCAGCGGTTAATTCAAGCCACTCTAAAATTTGTTGACGTGTTTTGTTAGCACTAGGACCCTCAAAGTCTAACCAATCAAATTTAAGAACACCTTTACCAATCTGGTATCCACCTGAGTCGCCGAGGATCATTGTATTACTACGATCACGTTGTTGAATCATAGACTCTTGAGTTAGAGATTTATTAAGATCTAACTGTGCATGACCTGCTGAATACAATCCATATTTGTATGTAAAATATCCTTGTTCGGGATTTAAAAAGTTCATTCCTTCGATGCCGCGATCAAACCCTGCAGGAATACGATCGTTAGGAACAAATTCTTCTAAACGTTGTTTAGCAATATATGTAGAATAGAATGAACTAATTGCTGGCAAATATACAGCATAGTCTTTCTGTAATGGGGTTAGGTTAACTGGTGGTTTTGTCATGTCATCAAGCACCTGCTGGAATAATGTATTCGTATTGTACCAACCCGCTGTCAATAGTAATACGGAGAGCACCATTATCACTTAGACTCATAGTAGCATTACCAACATCGGCAATTTTTAAAATGCTCAATACTGGAGCAACTGGCCAAGCCCATGCTTTGCTTAGTTTGCCTGTCACACCTGTAGCAAAAATAAACTCACCTGCGTGGCTGGCTTGATCGCCAAATGTAAATTTTAATTTGTCGCCATCTGTTTTAGCAGTAAAAGAAATGTGCTCACTATTAGCACCTGCTTGGAAAGCAAAACGTTGTACAGACTGTAGTGAAGGTTGAATAGTTACGTCCCACTTAACACCGTTGAATTTAACAGTTTTTAGTTTCTCATTGATTTGAGCAACATTCATAAAACGATAATCATTCTTGAAGTCGCCGTCTTTGTTTTCAAAGTGAATACCTGTTGGAATAGTTTCACCATTGCGATCTTCTTGAACAATCTCAATAGTAGCACCTTCCTTGTATTCAGCACCATCTAACAAATATTTCAATTTGTTAAGTTGTGGCATGCCAAATGTACCAATCATATCGGGATATGGATTAGCGGTCTTTGCGTACATGATAACAGTACGGTCATCGGCCATTGAATCGATCTTGGTGGATTCTTCATCGCCGGTAATTTTAACGACATTTAAAAAGCCTAAATTGTGAGTATGGCTTACGATATCTTTGAGTAGGTCTTGCATATAATTTCCTTTTGTTAAGTATATTTAGAATTTTGGTCAGAGTCAAATAAATTTTATTCAAAACTGAACAGTTGGTTGAATGTATTGTTCTGCGTAGTGGATTCTAAGTCCCACTCCAGAACGCCGATTAGATTTTCTAATTTGTTGTTGATAATGGTTGCTTCCATCTCTGCATGATTAAATGGCAGATCCTGAAACCATTTAGGTAGTCTAAGTTCATCTACAGGATAGGCAACACTTGTAAATCCCAGTGGATTATCTTTTACCTTACAGACAATAACTTTCATACCATCAACAATCTGCTGACTGTATTTGTCGCCATTCATGCGTTTTAGTGTATTCCAATTAATAGACGCACGTACATGGCCGGGCATGTTTGCTTTGCCTGATTTCTTTTCTTTATCCTGATAGTCAGTAATGTTGTTAGCACGTTTGGGACTACCTTTTTCCCAACCTGGACGAGCCTTGAACTCAGTTCTAAATTCAGCAATCATATCGAGAATTTCTGCTTCTTGGCTACCATTTAGAACTTTAGTTAAAACTTCTTCTAAGAACTTCTGCATAAATTCAGGAGTGTCTGAACGTTTCAAATCCAAGCCCATGGCTTTGATCTTACCTGGTTTGCCTTCTACGTCTTGACGTTTGCCTTCTTTGTCATAATAAAGTACGGCATATCGTTTCTTAGTAATGAACAGACCTTTGATAGCAACAATTTCACGACCGGCTTTAATAACATCGCCTCTTGATTTTGGACAATGATGAGCATCCAACATAAATTGTGGGAATGTTGAATTAACTTCCGAGGCAATTGTGTCATACAGTATAATGACATTGTCTTTGTCCCAGGGGATTTCTTTCTTTTCAATCTCACGTCTCAGTGTACTATATGCTGAGAAGTAAGCAGAGTCTGTATCGCCATAGATAATTGACTTGCCTATATGATCGTATTCTCCTGTAATTACTTCGTTAATTTTAGCGGCCATATGTTTTGCAATTCCTCGGCCTGTAAGGGTGGTTGACTGCCCGATACGATTATCAAAAAAACGACACCCAACATTAAGAATAGCACCATACAAACTATTAAGGTTAATCTTTTTAACGAGTTGTCTTTTGTCCCAGTATTCTTCTTCAATTTTATTCTCCGCCTTAATTGATTCCTTTAATTTGGCCTGCATCTCTTTACGTTCAGCATACCAACGTTTTAGCAGTCCGGGAATAACTCCTTCTGTTTCGTGTGTAAAGATTGTACCATTAGCACTCAGCATCCAAGGTTGATTGCTTTCAAAGATAAGTTCATATATCTGTGCGCCCGATAAAATATCTGTACTGCCTGATTCCCAGTCGATGATAATTTCTTTGGCACGATCTTTACTCATGACAAGTTCGTATTCATTACTGCCAAACTTACCTTCCCATGCCGCGGCAAAACTATTACCTTTGGCAATCTTGGCTTCAATTTCTGCTTTGGTATAATCCTGTCGTAATTGACCGATAATAGTTTCTGGTCCCATGTTTAGCGCACGAATCACAGAAGGATACAATGAGTTAATATCCATTGATCCGATATAATCATGTAAACCTTTTTTAGGATAAGCAACATAAGCACCTGCGGCCTGATTACTGATATCTTCATCACGCTTAGGGCGACTTGGTACAATCATACCTCTATGATGTGCTTCGTTAATAATAGCCTGTTCAGTAACCGCCACAGCACCCATTGTAGTTGCTAGCAACACAGTATTCTCATGAGCAACTGTATTAGCAAGATCGATAAACTTTAATTTCTTATCTAATTTGTCAAGAAGCAAACAGTCTTGTCTATTATATTCGATAAACTTTTTAAAGTCATTGTTATATAATTGATCAAGTGTTCCTTCATACTGTGTTTTATGTTCACCTAATTCATGTTCAGCAATAGCATCAAGTCTATAACTGTGTCGTTCTTCATATGTATACTTGCGATACAATTCTAAACTGTCCATATGTACACGACCAATCAAGTCATAAGTTTCTGCGGTCTTGCCGTATTTTTCGTATTCACGTTTCTTAGGAAACTTGTCAAACAAACAAAAACGTCTTGTATCTTCTTTGCTTAAAACTTTGATAACACGATTAACTGTATAAGGAATATCAAAGCCTTCTGAATTCCAACCACTTAGTACATCTGCATCTTGAATGAGTTGTAAGAATGTTTCTAACAGATCGCCTTCGTTATCAAACAGATGTGTGTTAGGAAATTCTTTGACCTGTTCTTTAGCCTGTTCCATTGTTAGTGTTTTGGGAGGAAGGGCAAGACAGACTATTGTATCCATCCATTGTAAGTGAACCGCAATCGCAGTAATTGGCATAAACGGATCATCGGGTGATGCGTAGCCACGCTCTGGATCAAAGTCCACCTCAATATCGAAAAATGCTACATTTAGTTTTGGAGCATCTTTGCCGAGATAGTTTTCTTCTAAACAACGGAAGATAGGATTGATATCATTTTCGTACAGTCGAGTGCTGGAAAATGTTTTTTGTTCTTTTACAAATTCTTTGTAATTTTTTGCTGTGACTCGGTTAAGTGGTTCATTAAAAATTGAACGATACTTACCTTTAGCATCTGGATAGTAAAATACATAGCGGGCTGGATAGTCCGTATATACTCTACCTTTTTTAGGATCTCTTTCAACGACGTGGACAATGTCCTTTTCGCGATCCCAAATGGCATCAACATAACTCATATTTTTCTCCTTGTCTTTTGCGGCAGACAAATACCAATTTGATCATTTGTGGCTGATCGAACCTTACTCAAGATTATTTATTGTAACCCTAACATCATTCTCACAAGTCCGACTGAGTCGATGGAGACAAGAAGTCCATAATTAGCCAGCATACCAAAGGAACGCCGACTATAAGCACACCCAGCATAGATAACACAACCTGTAATCCAGATTGGGTACAAGATGAGAAGAGGAGGATTAGGCACGGTGAGGGCCATTGTGATAGAACAGCCAATAGATATAGCCCAAGCAATGATCTCAAGACAAAAACGTAATGGATGACTTCTGTAATCTTCTCTAATCCAGCGGAAGATTCCGTAGAGTAGGTCATTCATTAGCCTTCCCTGCGATTAGCATGTCCACTGATATCAACAATGGTTTCAAGATCATCAAACTCACGGAATACTTGATCCCATTGATCTTTTTGTGCGATACGAATTGCTTTTTTAATAACACTTGGTTTAACTTCTAATTCTTCTGCTACTGCTTTGATTGTTTCATTTAGACCTTCTGTGAGATCTTGAATTTCCTGCATTACAGTCATGCCTTCAGAAATAATTTGTTTGATTTTTGTTTGTTCAGGGGTGCCGAAAACTTTGCTCATATAATTCTCCTATGCGTTTAATTATACGTTGCTTGACTGCGGAAGTCAAGTCTCTGGACAAATTAGCGTTTGAATACAGGTCCGCCGAGTAAGTTTACTCCGCCGCCTTTCTTTTTCTTTTTGCCGCCTAAGGGCATTGCCACGCTTGCAACTGAACCAGATGAAGTAGCACCGCCAGTTGCTGACTCTCGTAATTGGGAGATATATTGTTCTCCAATCATAATTAGTTCCTGCATCTCTTCGATACTTTCACAATGCCAACGGCGAAGTGCTTTATTAATATTGCTATCTGGATCACGTTTTGTTTTAGCACCAGTTCGGTGTTTTTTCATACCGCTCATACGAGCACAAAAACTTGCTCTGCGTTTAGCAGACTTAGAACCTTTCTTTAATTTTGAAGGTTTGGTTGTGACAGCAGTTTTTAATTTTGAACCGGGGTGCTCTCTACGATAAGCACTAACAGCCTTTTTGCTTAGACCGTCTGTCTTATCGTGTCTATTGACCTTTTGCCAATCTTCTGACATATCAAAGTCATAGTTTTTAGATTTCATATTCTGTCTTAACATTCGCATGGCTCTGGCCCATATTTGACGAACACGCTCTCGAGTAACCTTTAGTTCGACTGCTATTTCTTCGAGGGTCATTTCTTCCCAATACATCAGTTTTAAGACTTGCTTTTGACGATCATTAAGTTCGTCTAAATGTTGTTTAACTAATCTTTTTATTTCTTCACGATTAAAATCTTGTTGGTAAGGCTCGTCGTGTTCTTGTCCATAACGATCAGCGTTATGTACTGGATCATTTGGATCTAATGTTGGCATTTTCTTGTCGGTTCTATATGTTTTTCCATTTGGATTATATAGTGACATTTGTTGATTAGGAAATGCTTCTTCCACACCTTGATTTTTCTTAGCAATATCTTGTTTGATCTTGGCCATATATTCTTCGCCACGCTTGCGACTGGCAGTAGATTTAGCCTGTTGCTTTTCCCAAGCACTCTGTAGTTTTACAGCAGAACTTTTACGTTTGGTTTTGATAATAATTTCAGATGCTCTCATTTCTTCATCCAATTTGCAACAGGACTTACTTTATGTGTATCATCTGGTTCAATACTCTTTGACCAAGGAGTAATTTCTTTACTGTCTGTAGGAATTGTGTTCAATGCAGACTTGATCATGGTATGTTCTTCTTCTGTATATGGATGATGTGTATTGTATTTTTCTGTCCATGATGCAGAATCCATCTCTACAGGTTTTTCACTTTTACCGTCTGCCATTCCCATAGCCATCATTAGTCGATTCATGTGATACACACGATCATATCCGCCTACATCACGTGATCTTGATACGCCTTGTCCTACATTCGCGTGATGTGGGTGCATCTTGCCTTCTGGTTTAGTTTCGACTATGAATTCTTTTGCTCTCATATTATCTACGTGGTTCGCCTCTAATGGCTGTTAATACACTATTTAAGTAATCTGAGGCTTTGGTAATCTTGCTCTGTTGCCAAGCATCTAATCCTTCTTGTTCACTGCGTTGTTTAATAATATCAAACAATTTTTTAGCATTGATGTAAACATTTTTTAATTCGCTTGTGGCCATTGATATTTCATGATCTTCATGCTGTTCTTTTGCCATCATGTTTTCTTTTTTCAATGCCTGTTGTTTAACCATTTTACGAATAAGTGCTTTATCTTCTTTTTCGTCAGGATGTGAACTTTCGGCACTTACAACAGGTTTCCCTACTTTTCCTACATTTGCCGCCTTGCCGGTGACTTTACCTTTTGTACCTTTGCCGCCTAATGTACCAATATGTTTACTACCATAATCTGTTTTATCGGCCTTACGTGGGTTTTTGTAAGGTAATTGATGAATTTTTCCGCCCTTTGCTAAAAAGTCAGCAAGAGCATCACCTTCCGCTAAACCTCCACCATATTTCTTAGCACGTTGGATTCTCGACCATAGTGCTCTTAATCCATCTTCCATACTGCGGGCCTTACGTTCGCTGGCTGATAGATTCTGTTCACGATCAGCATACTGCCAATTAGATCCGCCTAATGATTGATATTCGTCTTTCATTTTTGCGTATTCGGCTTCAAGTTGGTCAAGATTAGCAAAATCTTTTTCACCTGCTAATTGACTTTGTTTTTCTTGATCAGCACGACGTTGCGCCAACATATCTTGTGTACGTTGTCGTTCTTGGTCTGGGGTTCCACGAACTCTAACATTCATGCCTTTATCTTTAGCCATCTGAGCAAACTGAGATGCTAAATCGTCACCTGATTCGAATAATTGATCTATTTTCATAATATTATTTATTTTCCAAAAGTCTAATAGCACGAGCCATTTCTCGTTCCCAAGCCTCACCGATCTCTACATGTTTATGCTTTGCTTCTTTTTTCTTATTCTTATGAGCACCAGCACCTCCCATTACTGCGTTTTTGGCAACAAAATTTCTGGGTTTCGGTGGTTCAATACCTTTAGGTTTCTTGGTATACTTCACAGCCTTAACACCCTTCTTGTGTTCTGTAGCCATCATAGGGTATCCATGTTCTATATCGTCTGCTTCTGTTGTGCCTCGCTTTTTCTTTTTAGCAATAGCAATAGCGGCCTGTTGCGCAGGATTAGCGGCTTCATTGGGCACACAATTATTGACTCTTGTACCACCTTTGACTTTGGTACCTGCTTTATGATAGCCTTTCCAACAACTTGGATCAAGTCTTGTTTTTGTGGCTTTGGCTTCATACACAGCGTTTAATTCTGGATTATCCATATCACCTACACCAGCCATGTTTTCCATAGGAACCTTGACACCACGTTTTTGTAGTTCTTGTTGTAAAGCCTGTAGTTTGTTTGGCGCACGAGCAATAGCATTACGAATATCGCCAGCAATTCTGCTTGGTAATTTTCTTAAAACATCGTTGACAATGTCTTCTGCTTGACTACGCTGTTTGCCCATCTCTGGATCTTTAGGAGTTTTGGGTACAGAATCAAAGTCATCGTCGTCTTCATAATCACTTAATTCTAAATCACTTAGGTACTGTTCGTAATCTTCTCTGTTCTGCATCCAACGACGAGCATTGTGAGCCAACGGTGGATATCCTATTTTAGTACCTATATCAGCAAGTATATCTGGAAGTTCTTTACTGATAGTACTAAAACCTTTGGCATTTTCAATTTTGCCTTTGACTTCTACACCTCGTAAAAACTGTTGTAAAGGTACTGTATGTTTTGGACTCTGTCTGGTTAAATCAAATAGTTCATTTTGTAATCTATTAAAATAGAATGTCTGGAACCAACGACCTCCTACACCGCCTGCGACCATGCCAAAACCTTTTAAGTCTCCGTGACTATCATAGAAACGTTTGGCCATATGTTTTAGTGTTTCGTATACATTGGTAACAGGCTCGCCGATATCATTAGCAATTGTTCTTAATGTGCCTTTTACATCGTTAGATTCTGCTACTTCTTTTTCTTTTTTCTTTGAATATTCGTAATCATTCCAACCGCGATAGACTTTTTCTTTGGGTTCTGTTTTACCTGTACCTCGTGGTAGGCCATAATCATCCCACGATTTCTTTTTCTCTTCTGGTTTCTTCTGTTCTACGCTTTCAGCGGCACCGCCTACTAAGTCGCCTGCCTTGGCTGGACGATTCTTACTTGGTCCTGTGTTCTTCCACTGTCCTGCTGGCCCTAATTTGTTTTTCTTAGATCCTGCAAACGCACTTGTAGGTAACATTGCTTCTTTTGTTTTTTTAATTTTAGGTGTTGGAGTCATACCGGCTTTCACATCCTGCATAAGTTGTTGTGCTGTAGCATCATCTAATGCTCCTGGCAGTCCTGATCTAAATGCTTCAAAGTCATCAGCCATGGCCGCTTGACGCATTTTAGTTCCGCTCATACCCGAAGCATCATCTGCGTCTGGGTCTCTATCAATCTTAACAACACGAATGCTATCAAAATTATAATCTCTGCCATTGTAGTCATTTAATAGTTTATCAAATTCTTCAGCACGGCTACCGCCTGCTACAAGAATAAGATTTTGATACTTTTGATTTAGAAATTTAGCGGCTTCAATAGGAGTACGAACTTGATCAGTAGCCGGAGCAAAGTGTGTACCTGGGAACATTTTTCCTAAGTACATCATCTTTTGATCTACAGTGAGAGGATTCTTTAATTTATCTGCCGGACTCTTGCCAACTGTTTTGCTGATATAGATAATGTAAGGACAACCATTTTGTTTTGCTACCTGTTTAACAGTATTGACAAGTAGTTCATGTCCAATTGTAGGAGGCTGTAGTCTTCCAAACGCAAATACGATTGTTCCTGGATTGGCAGATTCTGTTAGAGCATGTAGTAGGCTACGTGATTCTCTAAATGTATTTTGTATTTTGGCCAATGCGGCTTCTTTGCCAGCACCTTTGGCTGTACCTACTTCTCCGCTTTTGACTGTGATCATACTTGAGAACACACCCTGCATCCTTGCATTACTACGTGGATTCTTTATTACCTGTTTAGCCTGTGCTAATAGTTGGTCAAAGTCTGCGTTTAAGTTATATTGATACAATAACTTTTGTATGTCTTCAAAGTCTCTACTATTCCAAAGGACTTCTCTGCCTAATTGTTCGTAGGTACCTGGCTTGTAGGTAATTCTTCTTAACTGTAGTTCTACTGAACTAAGATTAAATTCATATTCCTGACCTTCTTCAAGAGGACCTGGATCAGGTATGCCTAATTTCTTAAACAGAATTCTTGGATCAGTTTCAATTGCGGCAATTTTAATTAAACCTAAAATTAAGCCTTGCTTTTCTGCAGGCCAATCTAAGAATTGTTGTTTAAATCCTGCTTCCTTTTGATCTAATGCTACTATGTTGTCAATCTGTGCTGAATAACCTAAATGATCATCGTGATACCGAACACTGACCAATTCGCCTGCATTATAACTACGCTTACCTGCGTGTTTGGCAGAACTGAAAGGAACAATAACTGTTTCAGGCTGTTTCATAAAGAATGCCTGTAGTTGTTTTTTAACTGTGGCTTTGTCTTGATCGCTTTGGATATGAACAATAAGATCTATATCACCAAAGTCATTCTTCTCAAGATTGCTGTTATAACTACCGCTGGGATTTAAACTTACAAATCCAGGGAACTGACTGATCAGACTTTTGTAAGATTTTAAGAACTGTTGAAAGTCTTGACGACTTTTTACACGATCGGCACCTGCTACGCCACTCATTATTGTCTCGCCTTTAATGCTGAATTGTCAGGTAGGAACTTACCTGTTAGTCCAAGACTTCCCTGACGCTTACGCCATTCGCCTTGTAGATCATCTGGAATGTCAGCACGAGTGCTGTCCAAGATCTTAAAGTAAATGTTGATTAGCGAGTTGTAATTCTCTGGACTCATCTTTGTTTGGAATAGTTTGTGAAGTTTATAATAGTCTTCTGCATCTGCTTGTGTGATCTTAAATCCTAGTCTTTGACCTAACACACCTAATGCTTGGTCTGGATCGCGAGCAATGACTTCTCCAGTCTCTTTGTCTTTAACACCACCGACGTGATTGAAACTTAGACCTGCTACTTGGAAAGCACTTAGCATCAATTGTGTTCTGTGAAGTCCTTTGACATTACTGCCTTCTGGGTAAGCCGCAGAGTAATAACTGAACTTTAACCAATTTAGATCACCAATCATCCAATCAATTTGAACACCACTGCCTACATGTTGTCCTTGTGCGTCTATTTGTGGAAATAATCCAAAGATGTTGCCGTCTGTGACTTTCTTTTCATCAGTGTATAGACTCGGAGCATGGCTATTGATGTATAGTGTTAGATGTTTTAAGAATGCTTTCATTCTTAGTTGTTCTGGAGTACTTGTACGAGCACGTTTCTTTAGTGCTTCAAACTCTGCGGCTACTGCTTTAGGATCAACTCCCCAAGCCGCAATACTTGCATCGCTCATTGTTTTATCAAGAATGTCTGTGGCACTAACACCTAAATCAATATCTCCACTGACTGCTTTTTTACCAACAGAGCCAAGTGGCATAAAATTCTTTTCATTAAAGATTGCGGCCTTCTTTGGGAACATACTTTTCAGTTCAGCAAAGTAAGCGTTTAGTGTTGAAGGAATATCTTCACGCTTGATAGCAGTGGTCTTACCTGCAAATACATTACCACCTTCATTTAGAGGAGTTTTTGTGTTGTTGAATAGTTCATTTAGAAACACATTAATCCCCTAACTCAAATTCGCCCTTGAGAATGTCTTTATTACACTCTGTGGCAAATAGTTCGCAAAGATCACTGCGGAATTTTTTATGAAACATCTTTAGTGGATCTTCCATCATCTTGTTGTGATGGTAGAATTCCATACAGCCTTTGGTTACTAGTGGCATCCAAATTTCGTTATCGTGTTCTTTTGTGGGGTTGCGGTGTATTTTCTGAGCAATAGGAATAAACTGCTCTTTGTGGAGTTTGTCGTTGTGAAGAATGAATTCATAAATTGCGTCAGCCAACTCGGCTTCTTCATATTTCTTTTTATGTTTTTCATCTTCCTTCTTAGCGCCAGCGGCGTCATAAGAACCAAAAAATTCGTTTAATAGCATAGTTGTGCCTCAGTTTGACTCCAGTTAGAGTATTTAGCAGGATTTTGTTAGTAATTAAAGTTGATAAACATAACTGTACCTTGGGTAGCAGTTACAATTGCTCTTGTATAAGCAAATAAACCTGTTGCTACTAACGAATCAGTTCTAAGTCCATTACCGTTCATGCTATAACCTAAGCCAGATCCTGCGTTGTATCCAGGGCTTGCTTCATTATAACTGAATAAGCCGCCATCTAAATCAAACCAATCTGACTCTGCTGGATCTAAACTCAGTGTTCCCTGTATCAATACTGTGCCTAAGAAGTTAGGAGTATTGGTTAGGGCAATTGTCTGCTGACCAGTTGTTGTACCGTAGTATCCTGGACCTTTTTCTTGGAAACTAACAAAGGTCTGCGGACCTGATACTCCAATAGGATATACTGGATAACTTGCGGCCGCACTGGTAGCGGTAGTTAGTAATCCTGTACTTACAATGAATTTGTATGCTTTACTGAGTGCGGACATAATATAGGTTCTTAAACCTATATTTATGCTGTTTCAGTTGCTACATATTCATAGATGTTTTTGATGTTAGTGCCTAAAAACAGAGTAGCCATTGAAGCATCGCCCTGTGTTTCTGCGTAGAAGAACGGATTTTGAACGTACCAAGACTGATTACTTAAAAATCTATGAGTGCTTGGACTGATATGATACTTCAAACCATCGCTGGTGAATTTATTGACCCATGTATAAAACTTATCCCGATCATCTGAGGGCATACTTTCACGTAGGGTGATCTTATAACGATACTTTCCGTAAGGCAATAATTTAACCAATACCTTCCTATTGTTTTTCAGCAGATATTCTAAGGCTTCTGTGTCCTTGGGTTTATATACAACATCAATAAACTCAGGAACACGTTTTACTAAATCATCAATAACAGTTTCATCTGCGCAGAAAAAACTGATAATATTGTTTTCGGTACGAATTTTGATGTTAAGATCGTTGTGTTGAAAGATATATCGTTCAACTGCTTCAGCAAATTTCCTAAACTTAATATCACTTACTGCTCGCAGAGCCTGGCCAGGGAATGTGGCCATTGAGAGTTTATCTCCTGCTCTGCGTTTGTTCAACAAGTTGTAAGTGAACCCATACCTTTCATGTCCGAGACATGTGGCATAGGGCACATTACACTCTACCTTATAAGGGTATTTGTTATAGAATAATTTTTCAGTTAGAAGGTACTTCATCTGTGTCCACTTTGACGGGTTCTACAATAGGTAGAACTTCAACATAGTTTAACACAATTTTATCTTTATCGCAACCTACTTCTACGATTCCACCGTTGGTAAGATTACCAAATAAGATTTCCTTACTCAAAGGTTTCTTGATCATTTCGTCGATTGTACGTGCCAATGGGCGAGCACCCATTTTACGATTAAATCCTTTCTTGATCAATAGTTCTGCGGCATCTGCTGTAAGTTTGATAGCAACATGTTTGTCTTTCAACAAACCATTCAATTCGTCAATAAACTTCTTAACAATCTTGGCCATTGTGTTATGATCTAACTTGCCAAACTTGATAATGCCATCTAAACGATTGCGGAATTCTGGTTTGAAGAAACTGTTGATAGCATCATTGCTTTCATCGCCACGTTCTAAACTACCAAAGCCCACGGCGTTCTTTTCAGCATCAGCGGCTCCGAGATTCGAAGTCATGATGATGATTGCGTTGCGACCATCTGCTACTTTACCGTTCGATCCTGTTACGAATCCATTATCCATTAGACCTAACAGGACATTTGCTACGCTTGGATGTGCCTTTTCAATCTCGTCAAACAGTATTACAGCATTTGGATGCTCTTGTAACTTAGTAATAAGTTGTCCTGCGTTGTCTTCAAAGCCAACATATCCGGGAGGAGCACCGATGAATTTAGCCACTGAATGTTGCTCTTGGAATTCACTCATGTCAAAACGTACAAGTTGTACACCAAGACTTGATGCTAATACTTTAGCAGTTTCAGTCTTACCAACACCAGTTGGGCCGACAAACAAGAAGTTACCTACAGGACGATTCAGTGATTTTAGTCCTGCTTGAGCAATATAAATCTTGTCTAACAAAATCTCAATTGCTGACTCTTGTCCAAAGACCTTACCACGCATGTTCTTGTCGAGGTCTTTTAAGTTGCGATCTTCTTTGGCCGCAATGCGTTCTACTGGCAAGTTTGCGGCCTTGCTAACTTCAAATACAATCTCATCGTGATCAACAATGCCACCTTCTACATCTTTGATCTTAAAGCGGGCACAGGCACAGTCAAGTAAGTCAATTGCCTTATCGGGCAACTTCTTGTCTGTCATATACTTGATAGAATACTTTACTGAATCAATAACCGCTTGGTTAGTGATCTTAACACCGTGATGTTTTTCGTAATACTTTTTAAGACCTTTGATGATCTTGATAGCCAATGCTTCTGAAGGCTCGTCGACTGTAACACGTTGGAACCTGCGCATTAGAGCACGATCCTTTTCAAAGTGTTTACGGAATTCTTCCCATGTAGTTGAAGCAATAACTTTTAATACACCTTTGCCCAATGCTGGCTTCAACATATTGGCCATGTCATTACTTCCACCACTGACAGCACCAGCACCGCTCATCATGTGTGCCTCGTCAATGAATAGAATACACTTACCTTTTTTCTCAAGTGCGGCCAATACCATCTTTAGACGCTCTTCAAAGTCACCTCGGTATTTAGAGCCTGCTAACATAGCACTGATATCTAAACTGTAGACAGTATGATCCTGAATAAACTTAGGAACATTACCTTCTACAATCTTCTTGGCTAAGCCTTCGGCTATGGCAGTCTTCCCGACGCCAGGATCACCGATCAACATTACATTAGCCTTTTGACGACGAGCAAGGATCAGTTGCATGTCCTCAATTTCTTTTTCACGTCCAATAACAGGATCTACTTTCTTCTGTTTAACCTTATTATTCAAGTTAGCGCAGTACTGAACCAACATACGCTCAAGTTGGTTGTTGCTGGCATCACCGACTTCTTGTCCTTCTTGAACTACTTCATTGTTTACATATTCAATAAACTTATCTTTGTCAATCTTGGCCTTACGCATGAAGAAGTTGGCAAAACTTTTCTTTTCTGAGAACAAACTGATAAAGCAGTCAATTGGTTCAATTGTAGAACGACCACTGAACAGTACCTGTGTAAACGCACGATTCAACATACGCTCGACTGTGTTTGTTTTCTTAGGCTTTTGATTAGGATTGTTAGTTTTGATATCAACCAAATCAACTTCAATGAACTTTTCAAGGTTCTTTTTTAATTGATCTACTTCGGCACCAAAGTTTTTTAGCAATTCGCTAAACTTCTGGTCCAATACCATGCTGTATAAAAAATGCTCTAATGTAATATACTCGTGCTGTTGTTTAGTTGCTACACTAACCGCACGTTCAAACATGGCTTCGAGATCACTATTTGGTTCTAACATTTACTTAAACTTCCTCTTTGGTTTTGATTTTTTAATTGCCATTGCCCATCTAAGGGTGCTGGTTCTGTCTTTATATGTAATGCCTTCTAAATGATCATACTTGTGTAAGAAGCATTTGGCATTGTAGTCTTCTAATATTTCAGTTTTAGTTTCTTCTGATGAAGTTTGATAAGTGACCTGAATCTTTCTGGGACGTTTTATTTTAACAAAAATTCCGGGGAAACTCAAACATCCTTCTTCCACATCATACAGTTCTTCTGAAATGTTTTCAATGATTGGGTTAAAGAATGCCTGTGCCGAATCTGGATCTTGGCTGTGCCCCATGGTAAACACACGAGCACGAATGCCGATTTGATTGGCGGCAAGGCCTAAACCGTTGTTGGCAAACATAAATTCGATCATTTGTTTTTCTAATTCTTTTGGATCCATGATAGGATTTTCAAAATCAAAATCCGGCATACGCTCCGCGAGAATTGTATTGGGGAATGTTACAAGTTTTAGCATAGTTGTAATATTTAATTTATAAATTGGCGAACAAGATCTTTTTGTTGATCTGTTAGTGTTCTTGGGATTTCTATATTCACTTTAAGGAATTGATTTCCTTTGAAGTGATTTTGATGTAACATTGGCATACCTCGCCCCACAAGTCTAATTGCCTGTCCAAATTGAATACCTGGGGGTACTGATACTGTTAATTGTGTTCCATCAATACAGATAAAGTCACGTTCAGTTCCCACCATTGCTTCCCAAACACTTAAATGAATATCCGAGTATAAGTCGTCACCTTGTCTGTTGTATCTGTGATGATTTATTACATTGATTTGAATTAGTAGATCTCCGGGAGGCATTCCTCTATGAATGCTTTCTCCAGCACCACTGACTCTCAGTGTCTGTCCTGTGTTAATACCTGCAGGAATTTTAATCTCTACAGTTTTAATACCGCTGGGCAATTGTATATCTGTGATAATTTCTTTACCGTGATACGCTTCTTCTAAAGTAATATTCATCTGCATTTGAACATTACTATTTCGATGTTGAGGTCTTTGTTGAAATCCGGCACCAAAGAATGGATTACCATTACCGAACATTTGTCCAAAGATATCTTCAAAGCCCGGAGGCACACCGCCGCCGCCAAAATTCATTCCACCGAATTGTGGTTGTGGATTATCGTACTCGGATCGTTTGGCAGGATCACTAAGTGTTTCGTAGGCCGCTTGAATTTCTTGGAACCGTTGAGTGTCTCCGCCCTTGTCGGGGTGATGCTGGCTCGCTAACTTGCGATATGCTCGTTTAATTTCATCTGGACTGGCATTTTTGCCAACACCTAACGTTTGGTAGTGATCTGACATGTTAATAAGAAAAGGTATAGTAAAATTATACTATACCTTTGTGGCTAAGTCAAGTTCTATTATTTTTTAACTGGAACGTCTGTACCTTCAAGTTTCTTATGTACTTTGATCTTTTTACATTCTTGAACAGGGTTGCCGTCCTTGCCATTTACAACTTTACCTGCTTTGTCTACTTTATCGTGACAAACTTCTTTTACTTCTGCTTCGGCAAATGCTGTGCCTAAGAATGCTAATAGTGATAATGTTAATAATACTTTTTTCATGTTATATCCTTAAATTACTGGTTGGTCTGGTTGGATTGGTGCTGGTTTTCCACCGTATCCTGCTACTACTTGTACTGTTAATGTTTCTGTTGGTGCTGTAAACGCTGGCGTACTAACTGGTGCAGGTGTGCCTCCAAAGCCGCCTCCGCTACCCCCAAACGCTGCCGCTCCAGTGCTTGGATTTGCGCCAAAGCCTCCTGCGGGTTGTGTTGAGCCAAAACCACTGGCTTGTGCTCCGAATCCTCCTGCCGCAGGTGCGCCAAATGCTGTAGCCCCGCCGCCAAATCCTGTTGCTGATGTCGTTGAACTGAATCCGCCATTGCTTAATCCTCCAGGTGATGGACTTACTGGTGTTGGTGGTCGATCCCACCCTGAGTTTGCGGCCTTCAATGCTGCCGCTTGAGAGTCCTTATCATTACCTGCTAACATAATACCGGATAGTGTACCTGTTAAGAATGTAGCAATAGGAACAATAAGTTCAAAAAACTTTTGATCAATTGGGCTAATGGCATTCAATGGTTGTGTTACAAAAATTAATGAATACAGCACAACAAAAACAATACCGAACAATGTTAATGATAAACAAATACCGATAAAGAATTTCAGACGAGCCATTAACTGCTCTTCTGTGTAAAAAATATGTTGGTGTGGTTGATTGTTATTATTTTCCACAGTTTGCTCCTTGTGATGGTGCGACGGAAGCCATCGGCTTAATATCTGGTTTAGAGTTATCATCTTTTGGTGGTCCTAATCTTGGGTCTCTTTGACCTTTAAATATGTGCTCTGGACAAGTTCTTGTCACATCACATACAGGAAATTTACACATATCCTTGTCCCAGTTACTCGGGTCTTGGCAAGGGTAACGGAATCTATCTCCACTACACATTGCTAACGCCAAAGGAAATAGCATAAGTAGGAATAGATATTTTACTAATCTTATGTCGTTGTGTGATGACATTGGCTCGCTCCAGTGTTATGTATAGTTTTATTTATCTGCCAATATAAAGTTTTATTTCACACTTTCAAAAATCTTCTTTTGATCGTTGTATACTCCAATCAACATGTTACTATTATTTATTAAATTATCTACTATGTAAAGTATGTGTAATTTAGTATTAAATATTTTTATGACAGAGCAACAAACCTTTATGGATGAAATAGTATATATGCCAACAAAAAAGTTTTTTGTTATTGTTCTGCTGAGCGGAATAGGACTATGGACTGTTACTATGGCTATTCTTTTGTTGTATCTTCATTTTGGGTTTCATCATTAGCACGACGATTCGTAATGAAATCTCTTTGCCGTTGATTAAACTCCTGATCTTCCTTGGCAATTCTTTCCTGTTGTGCCTGTAACCATATCAAATGATCTCGATGTCTTTGTTCTTGACGTTGCTTGACCACATCAGGTTCTAATTCCGGCCATCTTTGTTTTCTATCATAAGACACATACCACATCAATAGCACTACTGTGATTGCTAACACAAAGGCTAGACCGCCCAACACTAATTCTTCCATATAATGTTTGATCTTGGCACGCCTTCTTTCTGCAATTCGGGCATCTTCACGCATTTTTCTAGTGAGTAGCACTTTTTGTTGACCACCCATTGATTCCATCATTTCACTTACATCGGTCCATAATCCACCTAATTCAGGGGGAGAATTATAAACCAGCATCTCACGTAATTCAGTTTCCATCTGTTCTAATTGTTTTTTCATTATAACAAGTTGTAGGGCACGGCGCCCTAAACTTTGATCACCTTCATATATTTCTTCACGATTTTTACGTTCTTCTTCTTCAATAACTGCTATACACTTATTCATGTTGTCAAAGAAGTCACCAAGGTAGTTAGCAAGTTCTTGATAGATACCAGCAGTTTCACCTTGCTTTTTGTTTAACTCAATGACACGATTCTTTTCTTCAATGTAAGCATTACGTTGAGTAACTGTGGCAGGTTTATCTGGTGGGTGATTTGCGTTGAATTGCTCGTCAAGATCCTTGAGGACTGCTTTCACATCCCCAGCGGCACCTTTGATGTCTTTGTAGAGTTGGCACCCTTTTTTAACAGCGGCTACAGCGCCATTTGCTAAAGCAAAGAGTGTTAGTGGGTCCATTAAAAAACCGCTCCATAATATTATAACTTAATATTTAAAGCGGTTTATAATAAATTAAAGTTGGTACTTTATTTAGGCTCTCAAAATGTTTGTGATTTTGTTAAAGCGGGCTACTCGATCGTCTAATCCTAATGTTCCGCCATTGATAATTTTAGTCATCTTAACCATATCACCGGCATCGGCTACAGCATTTAGATTGTTTGATTCCCAGAACCAACATGCTGATTGAACTGCTCCTTCAAATGTAGCCAAATAGTGTGGAATATCTTGGATAGGAGTTTCTATGCTGTCAGCAAATGCTTGATAGTTAGCACGACCGGTTAGTTGAATTAAGCCACGACCGCAGTGTGCCCAACCGTCACCTGACTCTTCTGGGCCGTTACCCATACGTCCTGCATAGGCTCTGTTGGCAATCTTTTCAGGGTTATGAGCATACTGATTGGCAATTTCCATGTTAGGGAAATATTTAGGCCATACACGCATCAGACTTTCTGCTTTATAGTTTAAATTCTCCTGTAAGAATATAAAGTCGCCTGATTCGTGTCCGCATTGTGCTAAGAAAGCCGCAACACGTGGTGTTGTGTTAATATCATAATCAGGTAATGCCTGTGATAGTGCGTGATACCAATGATCGATATAAGGATTTTTTGGTATAATCTGTGCTAATTGATCTCTTGATAAAATAAAATCTGCCATGTTATCTCCTTTATGCCATTCCAGCAACAGTGATAAGACCGTTGATGGCTGTATTTAATTTTTCCATGGCTTCAAGTTCTGCCATGTTTGCTTGTATATTAATCTGACGTTGTATGTCTTTGATCAGTTCAGCATACTCTGCTGGTGTAATCTGTCCTGATTTACACATTTCTGTATATTGATTAACAGTTGCGGCCGCAGACATTACATCTGGGTTTTGACTGCTGATACTGGCCAACAGGCTTTGATTGTAGTGTATTTGTTCTTGGCTCATCTTGGTTTCGCTCCTACGGTTTTCTGAATTATCTCAGCCGATTTGGCTATTGATTCAAATTTAATTTTACAAAATACAGGACTTACTGGTCCTTTTTGGTACTGTGTTATCAACCCTTGTGCCATTGCATCCAGTTCTCCCGCAGAAGCAATAACTTTTGTGTTGTATGGTAAGAATTCTGTTTGATTTTTAAACAGAGCAGTTTGTTTTGATAGTACCTGTGCGTTAACTTTGGCATCATCGGGTTTATCACAAGATGCTGTTGCTAGTTGAGCATTGGTTCTAATTGAGGTAATCTGTGCGTATTCGTTTGGATCATAGGTCATAAAGAATGTTTCTTTAAGTGTCTGTATACTTGAACAACCAGATAAGGACAATGCCAATACTAACAGTAGTTTTTTCATTTTATTATACTTTGTAAAGATTTTTGTGTGTTGTACCATTCAATCCAATCGTCTACTTTGCCTTTACAGTCATAGTATTGTTGATAATTGGCTGTAACTGTACTGATTATATCACTTAACTTTGTAGTAGTTTCATCTACTGTTTTTAGATTAGGACAGGTGACCTTTAGATCATCTGGAGTATTAGGCCAGGGCGGGACCACAGGCACAGGAGTTGAACAGGCAGTTAGTAATAATACTACGGCAATGATTGAGTATCTCATCATTTAACTTCTCCTACAGTTACTTTACCTGCTGGATTACCGGCCGCTTGGTTGTGTAGTTTAGCAACTTCGGGATCTAACTCACACTTGGCATCTATCTGTACTGCTTTTTCTACAATACGTTCTTTAACCTGTGAGTAATATTCAACACGAACTTTTTGTTTCTCTTTGCTCTTGGCGGCTAATTTTGTATTAGCATCGTCACTTTCTTTTTTGTATTCTTCTACCTTAGCCTGTACTTCGGCAACTCTTGCTCGCCATTTCATTTCTGTATCGTAACTACCGTAAAAATAAACTCCGGCAATTATAAGTAGGGTGGCTAAAATTCTAATTGGTTCTTTATAAAGAGTCAGTGCTGGAAAGAATTTTAAAAACATTCCTAACAGATATAGTCCTGCTCCGGCGGCTATAACTGAATAGATAGCCATTAATAAAATGCTATCTGGAATAAAACTCAAGAACCACATTACCAACGTTCCTTTGCAAAGATCATTGCTTTGTTACCGTTTCTAATTAAAAATTTATCGGCAATTTTGTGTAGTTCGTAATTGCCCAAATACTTTTCAAGGAATGTAACTTGACTTTGACTTGTTTCGTCTAATTGAAGTCCACCTTGAATACTGTCTTTAACTTCTGAATAATTTCCAAATGCCAATAACTGTAAGGTCACTGAACCTGAATAAGGTTTGGTAATTGTTATAGTATTGTCCTCATCTAATTGAATACTGTCAAACGCAGTCTGATTAAAGAATCTACGAACTGCTTCAGTTCTAGATTCCATCATTTTCATTTTGTAACTGGTTTGATCTAAAGGCACATGCTCTACGATTGTCTGTTCTGTAAATTCATGACTTTTCATTTCTTTGTGATAACGGAAACGCCAATCATAGTTGTCAGTTAATTGACTGATACCGTTTAATAAATCTTTAAGATAGATAGGAACATGTCGAGTGCGCTCCATTTCAACAAACACCTGATAGTGTCCATCACGTTCTTCGCCTGAACTCATGTCAGCATCGAGAACAAATTTATAACCTTTTTCAATGAACTCCATTAGGTCAAGTGCAGGTGCTTTGTCATTGACTTTGAATCCAATAACAACTACATCTCGATCCTCGCCCATCTTACTGGTATATTGATCAACAGTAAAAGTATTTTCAACGAACCCTTTTAGGTCCTTGGCTCTAAGGCCTTCAAGCAGTCGGCGGCGGTACATCAGTTGCTCCTGGAGTTGGTGCTGGTGTGGGCTCTGGTGCTCCACCGGCTGTTTCTTGTGCGGCATTGGCTTGATTCATCTGTTGATTGATCTGCTCAGTGTGCATATGGTCTGCAATTTCTCTATTTTCACGATCCACAAAGCCTTGGAAAATATCCTGCATTAATTTTTTAGGAATAGTAATAGATACAACCCAAATAGGATGAGCATCTATTTTGCCTTTCTTTGTACCTGGACGGAAGTCGCCTGGGCTACGAACCTTGCGTGGAACTAACATATTTTCTTTTTGATATGTTACTTTACAGCCGTAGTCTAATAATCTTTTTGCGCCATCGGGATCTGGCATGTCTTCTCTGGGCCATAAGAATTTACAGGTAACGGCATAACGCTCTACCTGTGGTCCAGCAAGTAGTTCGCCATCTTCCCAATTCTTAAAAACATACAGATCAAGTTCGTCTAACACACGTTCAAAATCTTTCAGGATGTTGAAAGAACTGTCGTTAGCGGACAAGGTCTGAATATTTTTTATAACATCAACAATATCGTGCATAAGGAATCTCTTAAGTAGTATTATTTATGTTGTTTGAAAAAAGCCTATTTGATATGCTTTTTTAGTTTTGGAAGTAAATATCTATGCAGGTCGCTCAAAAGGAGGCAATATTGTCCAGAGCCAAACGAAAAGAAAGAGTATTCACAAATACTCGTCCTGAACAACAGGATCAAAATTTGATTCAAATCAAGCATTATCTGCGCAGAAAACAACAAGTCGTTGTTGTTCCACGTAATCTATCTCAAGAGCACTACGTAGAATTCCTAAAAAATCCTAAAAAATTCATTGTGTTTGCCATTGGTCCCGCGGGAACAGGTAAAACAATGTTGGCTGTACAAATGGCTATTAAACTATACAAAGAGGGAGAAATCTCTAAGATTATAGTCACAAGGCCAGCAGTCAGTGTGGATGAAGAACATGGATTCTTACCCGGTACTCTTAACCAAAAGATGGAACCGTGGACAAGACCGATATTTGATGTTTTCGAAGAGTATTATCATCCAAAAGAAATTCAAGAAATGCTTGAGGATGGCATAATTGAAATTAGCCCACTTGCATATATGCGTGGACGAACTTTTAAAAATGCGTTTGTAATAGCAGACGAAATGCAAAACGCCACACCGTCACAGATGAAAATGTTATTAACTCGATTGGGAGAAAACTCCCGCATGGTAGTCACAGGAGATTTAAATCAAGCGGACCGTCCTACAGAGAACGGCTTGCTACAATTTTGCGAATTATACGGCCAAGGAGGTGAGTATCGTATGATTGCGATGGCAAGGTTTGAGGCAAAAGACGTAGAACGTCACCCTGTGGTAAAAGAAATACTTAAAATCTATAAGGAAGATTCTATCGAATAAGTTATAAACTAAACGAACACTCAAGGAAAAACCGCATAGTAAACGACCTGCAATCGACTATGCGGTTTTTGTTTAGAACCAGTGTTGGCACAGGACCATAAGACTTAGCCAAGCCCACATGGTATTAAATCCTACAAGTGTTGGTAGTGCTTTTTTCCTGCTAGCCCATATAAGCGTTACACTTGTTAATAGAGTAAGATAATACAATTCCCATATATTAATGCCAAATATTAATCCTGGAATAATAATAATGGCTTTTGCTAACCAACTTACAAATTCAACTGTGTTATAAGCAGTCCAATATTCTTTTGTAAACCACATCATATAACAGTCTCGCATATTGCGCCAACCGCTATGTGTATAACAGATAACCATTAATACTAACCATATACCTACAGCATATAGTATTTGTTCTTGTGTCATTGATTTAACCTCGCTAGTTTAATAAGCACAGCACTCAAGTTAATTTCTGGATCAGCACAGATTACATGATCACACAAACCTTGTTTAATAACAATCACAGCCTGATCCATTGTTTCTTCATCTGAGCCAAACAGTTCAATGTTGTCATAACACCAGCGAAGGATCTCGCCCATTTCATCTGCTGTGGCTTTGGCACATAACAATTTACGTGCTTCTCGATATTTTCTTGCCTTGAACAATTCAACCATTTCAATCTTATAGTCGCTGACACCGCTGTCTTCTGCTTTAGGATTGATTAACTTGCTACCGACGTTGTTTTGTTGTAGCAGATTGATACACTTACGCAAATCTGGATATACACTACGCACATACAAATCCAGTGTGTCTAAATCAAACTCTACATTTTCTTCAACGAGAATAGTTGCGGCACGAGCAGTAAACTCAGTTTGGTCAATAGACGCAAAGTGCATCTGTTGGCAACGACTGTGTAGTGCTGGCACAATACGATTAGGTGTATTACAAGTTAAGATAAATCTGCTGGTACTAGAATATTCTTCCATCACACCTTTAAGTGCGTCCTGTGCTTCCGGAGTCAGTCGATCTGCTTCGTCTAATAGCACACACTTAAACGGACCAAACGGAATCATGCTGATAAAGTTAGTGATACGTTTCTTAACTTCATCAATCCCACGTTCACGTGATGCATTAATTTCTAAAATATCAAACTCTGGAATTTCAAGTTCGTTGAGCAGAACCTTAGCAAGGGTAGTTTTACCAATGCCTGGGCTACCACTTAACAACAAGTGTGGAATTGAACCATCAACAATCCAGCCTTTAATCTGTCTGCGTTGTGCTTCATCTCTAAACACATATTCGTCTGTGGTCTTAGGACGATATTTTTCTACCCATAGTTCTTTCATCGTAATGCTTCCATTGTGATAATTTTGTCAATTTCTCTACCAAAGTCTTGATCTGGTGTAATAATATATAAGTTTTCAATATTACGATCTTTACGCTCGTCATATCTGCGAGTTTGTACAACCCGACCACCTTGTGCTTGATGTACTTCAAACCTCAAGGACGTCTCTCTGGTTAAATGAACATTTGTTTCATCATCGGATGAAATCGCTTCAATAGAGTCGTCATCATTGTTTAACCAATTACGGATACGTTGTTTTAAAGTTAATTTCATAGGTCTTGCTCTTACTGTTGATAGTCTTGCTCCTACCATTATACCATGTCTGCTCATTGTGTTAATCCTTTTTGTACCTCTGCTTGTACTACACGTTTGCGTAGGCTACTTGAACTAAAGGAATGATCTCTACTGTTAAAAACAATTGCAATTCCTCGATCAAAACAAATATCTCTACCAGTAAATTCTTTGCCTTCGTACTCTACACCTAAAATTCTAACATCAATAGGTAGTGTAAGCAAGATGTCTTCAAGATCTTTTTCAGTTTGATAAACTACAATTTCGTCCACATAACGAGTAGCACTCAAACAGATTTGACGTTCAACAATACTTTGAATAGGTTTATTTTTAGTATCAGGACGATCAATAGTTGGATCAGTTTGTAATCCAGCAATTAGGTAATCGCAATGATTTTTAACTTCTGCCAACATAGCAATATGCCCTGCATGAAGCAGATCAAAAGTAGAAAATACAATTCCTACTTTCATTCCTTTGGCTTTGATTGATTTAATTTTATTAAAGATCATTGACTCTCTCCAAAAATTTGTATTTGATATCATATGAATCTTTGATGTGTTTCATAATTCTTTCTTTTGTGCCTTCTGCTACACTATAATCATATGTAGTTGTGCATCCAGGTTTAATATTGCATCCCTCAATTTCACGCAACACATCTTTGACCAACAAGTCAGCAAACAGTTCAAGGATGTCTCCTCCTACCTCCGGGTAATGACTACCGCCCGCTTGTAATGCTATTTCTTTTATTTTTTCTTTCATTTAACCATTCCTTAAATCTTGACCATAAAGATGGATGACCGGGGCAACGACCTTGCCTCCAATCGCACGTAGGACTATATTCTTGCCGACAAATATTACATTTCATCTTTAAGTATCCTCATAACTTTTTCTTTTTCTTGTTCCCTAAGCCATTCTGCTTCTCCGGCAAATGTGGGACATCGCCGAAGTGCGTCTTCTAAAATAAATTTTAGTTGATATAGGTCTTGTTTAATACCAAAGGCGATGAATCCATCTACCCCTGGACCGCAACACTCTCTCTGAGCCTTATTGACTTGGATGATTGCGTCTGTGATGTTGTAATTATATTTGTAGCCCATACTCCATTATACGTTGTACAGGCTCTCATGTCAAGCAATAATATCGCCAGTTGCTGGCTGTTCGTCCGAAATGACCATAATAGCATCGTTATCGATCATTTGAATTTTAATCTCTTTGCCATCTTCTTCTACTACCTTGATAGAACGTGTCCAACGACCGTGTTCTATAAGAATCCACTGTCCTACTTCTACATCTGTCTGGTCTGGTCCGATTGCATAGACCTTGCCCCAACGTGGATGAATACCTGTAGTCTTACCATCAGTGGATGGAATGAATAGGCCCGATGAAGTTTTGGTCATACCAAATTCTATTCCAGTGACCATTACCTTAGCCCCTAGGGGCATAATTTTACCTTTAACTGCCATTAGTATCGCCTTTCTTCTTTTCAGATTTGATTTCAGTAACAACTGGGGCTACTGGAGCAGTCTCAGTTTGAACTGCGGTTGCTGGAGCAGGAGTTTTAACAACTGGTCTTGCCATTGGATTATTTTCATAATAAGCGGCAACTTGTTCTTCACGCTTTTTAACAATTTTACCTCCGGGTCCTAATTCGTCCCCGCGAGCGTTCATACGTACATTACCTACAGCAGGCATTGTTTGGTTTCTTTCTAATAAAGCATCCATATCAATTTCTCTGCCCATCATTGTTTTTACAGTTCTTGCCATTTTATTTTCCTTATCTTAAAAACTCTTCTATATTGAGTTCGTATTTTATACTGTCAATTTTATGAACACCTATTAGAAATAGTACGTAACTTGCTACACTACTACCTCGTCCTACACCCCACACAATTTTGTGTTCACGCATTGTGTCTACTAAGTATTTAATATACTTGAGAAGGTCAATCATATTATGTTGGGCAAAAAGTGTCAACTCTTGTGTTACACGTTCTTTTTGTTCAATTGTATGGCATTCACAATATAACCAATCTACAATATCATATGTTCTGTACCTATCGGGCATATACCACTGATTTTGATTAAGTTTATCAAATTCTTTTACAGTGATATTGGGATCAACATATTCTTTTATTTGGGGAATATGATCGTAATTTGATCGCAGGGCTTGATTGAATTCTTTAACCAATTCTGGATTTTCAATCAATAAGTTAGTCAAGTTTGTAATTTTACCAGAATACAATCCAGCAAATATTTCATCTTTATCTAAAACTACCTGTCCGTATTTGTCAGTTCTCATGAACTATTATAACAGGTTAAGTTTTTTTAATCAAGCCATCTAGACTCTTATTGGAGGTTGAAAATGCTCGTTTGAGTGCTTCTTGCTGTCTCCGACTTTGTTCTGTTTTATATGCTTCGTACACAATAGCCAATTGTTGAGTTACACTAATACTACTGAATCGAGCGGCCTGTCTATATTTTGTAGACAGTTCGTTTATTTTGGCTTCTATTTCAGAATCCTTCAGTTGTGTAAGATCTTCAAGTAGTGGATTGAACATTAGAATACATTAGTGGTTAAAAATGCAGTGTATGATCCAGGAGTCTCTGATAAAATTGTTATTCGGTGTTTATAATATCCGCCAGTTGAAGGAGTTGCTAATTGCCATGCCGCTCCGCTTACTGATCCAAACCCTCGATCAATTGAAGATAATGGAATGCCACCGTTGACAAATATTTTTGGTACTGACGTTGCACTGAATAATTGACTGGTAGTTTCAGGAACACTGATGGTAATAGAAGTTTCTACCTGACAAGGACTTGGCGGCACATTGATAAAATTAAGGAATGCACCTGTATCATTTCCGGGACTGGGAATATGAAATCTTGTATATTGAGATAAATCACATGTATAAACACCGTATGTACAAGTGAACACAGTATTACCAATTTGGTATGTACTTATTGTGCTTGAAGATGCCTTAAGAATACCTAACACATTGTTTTCTATGTTAGTGTTTAGCGGTTGCCAAATGTTTGTTGTTCCATCAAAATTTGCTGTACAAATATGAACAGAGTTTGTTGAAATGCTAATAGCCCCTTTCTGATCACCAACGTTTCCGACAGGTGACGCAGGAATATTTCTAGTTTGGAAAACACTGCCTGCTAATTTTCCGTTGTTAAGAGTTAACGTTGTACCAGTATTAACTCCTTTGCTATAAAGATAAACAGGATCAAATTCTCCGTTTAGATAAACTGTAGTTGAGTTAACATCAAGAATTGTATAGGTTGTATCGTTTCCAAAAAACCGAAACGTTGCACCTATTGTAACTAAATTTGGTTTGTCAACAGCAAATGCACTAGAATACGGCCATGTTCCACTAGGTTGTAAATTTACAATCTTTACCTGTGAAACTGATCCGTCATTGAGAGATATTCCTTTAACTCCGGCAATGTTAAGTACAGGTTGGCTTCGAGATGGATCAACTTCGTTTTGTCCAAGACTTATTGTAGCACTACTTAGTGCCAGTGTTGTACCCTGTATAGGCCCTAAACTATTTTGTAGGACCACAGTTTTGTTAACAACAGGCGAAAGGTTTAAATTTAATGTGTCAATTTCATTAGCCGCAATATTTAGGGCCTGCCTGATATTAGCAAAGTTATCTCTAAAACCCTGTGAGTTATTGTCCTGTCCGGAGATAGGATATAGTGTGTCAATATTATTGCTATAGTTTGTGATTGTGCTAATCATTCTTGGTCTCGTTATGTATATTTAATTGCCTGCGCTGCCACCACCACCTGAGACGTCACCGCTACCACCCCCGTCACCGCTCGTGCTAGGAGTGGTTAAAGAATCTAAGTATTGCTGATGTATGATCTGCTGTTGCGATCGATAACCCACGCCTATATTAGCAGAAACCTGATTACTGTTATCTGCTACAACTGTAACATTAACATTACCTGGTTGACTAGTAGGTATTCCTGTAATATTAATATTTCCAGAACTGTCTGCTACAACTGGCTGAGTAGTTTTAGTATTATCTGGTGTAGTGGTAATTAAGTTTAAAGTTGCACCAGCATATGATGAACCTGCATTTACACTAACACTAGTGTTGTCATTTACTGCTACTGTAGTTGGTGCTGAGATATTGTTTAATGGTACAGTATTTACTGTTGGTTGAGTTGTATTATCACGCACGGTATATGTAAGATTACCACCGTTCTGTAAATAGACCCCTCCTCCAGGGGCAGCCGTACTGCTATACCTATAGTCAATGACTTTTCCGTCCAATCCGGGCAACCCATCACCGACTACGGTGGATGAGCCACCAGCATCTATTGAGTCAAGAGTCTGTATTCTAGTTCTGCCGTCTGCTGTTTTTATTGTTGCTTGAATTTTGACAGCATTTGTTGTATTATAGTTAAGATATTGTGATCCATAAGTACCGTCATCGTATGGAGTTGATCCGGGTAATGGTGCTCCATAAGTATTAATAGCCTCTAATTTTACATCGACCACCTTTTGGGAAGGCGCTACTATCGCCAACGCTGCCGCCAGCCGTGCATTCCCCTCCTCTATCGATATCGGCCTCATTTGCTCTATGGTTGCAGTTTGAGGGATCAGTCCAACGTTTCCGTTTTTATCTGTTCCAATACTGCTTACACCTGTGTAAACCAACCCTGGTTGACCAGGTACTGGATCTCCAGGCTTTATTGTTGCCTGTGATGGTGCCACAGGTGGTGTTACATTATTAGTTACAACAGGTTGTGCTGGCTTAGGATCCAGTTTAGAAACAGCAACAGCAGATGCTTGTACAAAAGGTTTCTGCGGAGGTTCTGGTGTATATGGTGTTGGAGGTGGTGTTGGAGCCGATGCAATGACATCTTCTACAACTCTTGTTGATTGGGTTTGTGCATTGGCATTTGGCAATGAAACATGTACCCTACACGAAATACCTGTAGGATTATACTTTGGTGAAACAATTATATCAAAATTTGAAGTTACAAGAGTTAATCCAGCCGCTCCCTGTAGCGTGGCACTATTTTTTCCTATTGCTAATGATAGTCCCGAAATTATAGATCCTACACTAGTTATAGCATAGTTTATGTTTGGATTAAACTGTGTCCCTCCAATTGTAAATGTATATGAATATGGAACCCCGCCATATGCAATTGGTAGATTTAGCGTTCCGCCATCTCCTACTCCGTTTATTGTTAATGCTTGTTGTCCAGGTATGTTATTTGCTAAAGGAGGAACATATCCGCCTGCTGGAGGTACATAACTTGTAAGTTGATCTTGTGTTAACTGAGATGAATATACTGATCTAGGAGATAAGAATATGTCTTCTGTACTAAAAATGCTATACTGATCTTTTTCAGTAGACATAATTGTAATTTTTTGTTTGAATCCCCATCCCGGAGAGTCTAAACTATATGTTAAACCACCCCCACCCCCATCTACAAACCTTCCAGGATTATCAGTCATAGTGGTCTGAATAGCACCACCATTTATAAATATTCCCTCTATTGCGCTATATGTATTAGGGGCTAATTTAACTGTAACATATACTTCTACTTCAAACGGTGAAGGAGGTAAATTTATAAAATTCAATGCAATATTTGTTCCCGGATTAGGTATATAAAATCTTGTACCCATTGATACATCGCAGGTAACATTTGGTATAGGAGATATTGCACTAACCGATGCTGTTGGTTTAACAACAATAAGTCTATTACTTTCTATGCCCGAATTTAATTTTGTCCATGTTCCTGTACCTAGACTTACGGTTCCTGTACTACCTGTGGCAATATAAGAACCTGTAGGAGATAACGCCATTTGTCCAATTTCAGGATATTGCAAACTTATGTTACCTAAAGAAATGCTGGCTGCTAATTTTTCGTTGTTTAACGATATATCATGAACACCAGAAATATTTAATATGGGCGTTCCATTTAAAGTTTGACTTAATGCAATTGTAGCAGAATTTATGTTTAATGATTTTGTAGGCGGATCTATAATTAGATCAGTATGAATTATAGGATTTAGATTTTGAGATGCGGTATTTATTTCTATAGATGCTTGAGTAAGAGCAAATTTTATATTAGAAAAGTTATCTCTAAATCCCTGTGGATCATTGTCCTGCCCTGCTACCGGGAATGCAGTGTCAATATTAACGGTATACCTAGATATTTTACTTTTCATATTATATATTTATTAGTCAATTTTAAGCACTGTTGCAGAGTTAAACGGATTGTACAATACCTTATAAGGAGCACCTTGTAACAAACCTAAATTACTATAATCAGTTGCTACTGAATAATAATTTTCATTTACGTTCCATGTAGTTGCAGAAGCCTGTATAAAATTTAAGGCATTGGTAGCAGTGAACCAGGGTCTAATTGAACAGACTAATGCCAGCACTCCTGCTACCTGCGGAGTAGCCTGGCTTGTTCCTGATATTTTGTTTAGATAATATCCACTATTTCTGTAGTCAGCAACTGCGGCACCAGCATATGCTCTGTTAGCATAAGCACCCATAATATAATCACCGGGAGCAAAAATACTAATACGTGGCCCAGTTTCACTAAACTGGCGTTTGTGTTCCTCACCGCTTGCAGTATCTGCTGTAAACGCGGCTATACATCCTACGCAAATTACTCCGGGAGTAGATCCGGGTGTACCGCCTTGATGATAGTAATAATTAAATCCTGTTCCAAATTCTGTCCAATAGTTATTATAATCTAGTCCGCTGGGTACATCGCATTTGTGGCTGTTGTTACCAGCGGCACCTACTACAATAACTCCCGCATTGATTGCACTTTGTATATCTGCATCTTCTGGAGAGTAAAATTGATTGAATGACCCTGTGCCACCTTGTGGAGCACCTATTGTGCCATATGCGGCAGTAGTTGTAGATACTACGTGAGTAGTTCCTCTGTAGGTAATACTGGATAATCGAGTATAACCTGTACTATAACCGTAACTACATGAAACAATTGTTGGCCTACGGTACCCTGTTGATGTAATAGGTTTGGCTAAATGAAATGCCCTAATAGTTTGCCATGCTTGCAAATTATCGACAGCACCTAAGGTTGCACCGCTGTATATACTTGTAACACCACCAGTCTCACTGGGAATACATCTAAGGCTATAAATTGAAGCACCAGTTGCCCATCCTTGCGTATTTCCTGCGGCTATACTGGCACAATTACTTCCGTGTCCGTCCCAGTCTCCCATAAATCCGCCAGTTGGTTGAGTAGTTATGATTCCAAATTGTGTCCAATCTATGTTAACAACTCTGGATCCGCCTGTACCATCTGAGTTAACAGCAAACTCTGGGTGTCCTGGTTCTATCCCTGTATCGATAAAAATAATATCCACACCTGTACCGTCTAAGTTATAGGTGTAGTTTGTAGTAGTACTTCCATAACCTTGAGTAAATGTTGCATCACTGTTTGTGTTAATACATCTGATAAGTCCCCAATTGTGGGATGATGTTGTAGCAGAAGTTGCCTTATCAAATAAGCCAGGTCGAACTTTTGTAACACCTTTTACAAGACCTTGTTCTTCTGCACTGAGACAGACATCTCTAATTCTAGGATCTGCTTTAAGAGTTTCTGCTTCTTGATCTGTAAGATAAAATGTACCATTGTGCTCACTACCTGGCATTGAATCAATAACTTCGACAGATCTGTGAGGAATTGTATCACTACCTGTTGGTGCTATTAATTCAGCATGTACTGTTGGTTTGTGAGTAGGATGATCAGCAACGACATAATACTTACGCATCAATAGATCCTTGTTCTATTCATTGTCCACCAATATGTTCCATCGTAATAAACAGGTTGAGCAACTCCAACAGCGTCCAAAGCAAATACCATAGCACCTCTTTGCGTTATACCTGCAACAGTTGCTAATGTACTTGTTGTAGCAGTTGTTAAAACAAATGGAGCATTTGTAGTAATTTGACCTGCGGCTTTAAGTGCTAAATCGTTACCAGATACAATTGAACCTAATCCTATTGTGCCTACTGTCAACGTGCTCACTACTAGAGTTTGTACAGTGTATGTATTTCCTACAAGAGTAACAGTTCCTGTATTTCCAGTTGCACCTTGTGGCCCGCTAGCACCAGTTGCACCTGTAGCACCACTGCCTGTAGCACCAGCAGGCCCTGTAGCACCAGTTGAACCTGATGCACCAGTTAATCCAAATCCAGTTGCACCTGCAGGTCCTGTAGCACCTTGTGCGCCAGTGGCACCTGTAGCACCTGCTCCAGTTGCCCCAGTTCCACCTGTGAATCCAATTGAACCTGATGCACCTGTAAATCCTATAGGTCCTTGTGAACCGGTAGCACCTGCTCCAGTTGCTCCTTGCGAGCCAGTAGCACCGATCTGACCTTGTGCACCTGTAGCACCAATTTGCCCCTGTGGACCTGTTGCACCAGTAGATCCCCGAGCACCGGTACTACCTTGTGGTCCCGTAGCACCAGTTCCACCTTGCATAGCGGCAACACCCGGAATACCAGTAGCACCTTGCGGTCCAGTGGCTCCAGTCGCGCCGGTAGCACCGTCCATTCCTACATATCCACTAGCACCTGTAGCACCTTGAGTACCATTAATACCCGCAGGTCCTGTGGCACCAGTAGTACCTTTTAATCCTTGGGCACCAGTTGCACCTGCGCCAGTTGCACCTGCAGGACCTGTTTGTCCAGTAGCACCTGGAACTCCTGTAGCACCAGTTCCGCCTTGACCAGCAAATGTTCCTGGTAATCCTGTCGCACCAGCAGGACCAGTAGCACCCGTTGCGCCGGGTACATTACTAACTCCAGTAGCACCTGTCTGTCCAGTAGCACCGGTAGATCCTTGAGCACCGGTTGTTCCTTTAACACCAGATATTCCCTGTGCTCCGGTAGCACCTGTTTGTCCGGTAGCACCCGTAGCACCTGAACTCCCCCAACTACCTGTGGCTCCAGTGGCACCTGATCCAGCAGGGCCTGTGGCTCCGGTAGCACCGTCATACCCTGTAAATCCAGTCGCACCTGTAGCACCGTCATTGCCAGTAGCACCACCTGGATCTCCTTGAGGTCCAGTTGCACCAGTAGCACCTAATTCTCCTTGGGAACCTGCCGCTCCGTTAATACCTGAAGGACCAGTTGCTCCTTGTGGTCCAGTAGAACCAGTTGCGCCATTGTTTCCAGTAGCACCAGTAGCACCTAAACCAGTTGCTCCTGTAGAGCCTTTAAGTCCAGTAGCACCTGTAGCACCTGTGGCTCCTGTTGATCCAATTCCCGTAGCACCTGTGCTACCTAATTGTCCAGTTGCACCTGTCGATCCTCCCAATCCAGTTGCACCTGTGGTTCCTATTCCAGTTGCACCTGTGGTTCCTATTCCAGTTGCACCTGTTGATCCTCCCAATCCAGTTGCACCGGTAGATCCAAATTGTCCTTGTAAACCTGTTGCACCGGTAGATCCATACGCACCTGTAGCCCCAGCACCAGTAGCACCAACTGGTCCGCCTCCAGAACTAACATTTACAAATCCTGTTTGTGGTGAACTAAATGTTAATGTTAGTGTACTAGTATCAATAAAATCAATTGATGGATAATCATAACGACCAACAAAACTATAATTGCTAGAATCAACTGGCTCAACTTGTAGGTATTGATAACCTAGATTATGAGTTATGGTCCAAGTTGTAGTAGCAGTAGATTGAGTATATATGTATGCGCCAGCGAGCATCGCGGCGCCAGTAGCACCAGTTAAACCAGTTGCTCCTGTAGAACCCATACCAGTAGCACCTGTGCTACCTATAGAACCTTGCGGTCCTGTTGATCCAATAACCCCCTGTGGTCCGGTAGCACCTGTGCTACCTTGTGGTCCTGTTGATCCAATAGCACCTTGTGGTCCTGTTGATCCAATAGCACCTTGTGGTCCAGTAGCACCTGTTGAACCATATTGTCCAGTAGCACCTGTTGCTCCCTGATAACCTGTACTTCCAGTACTGCCCGAATATCCAGTAGCGCCTGTTGATCCGGTGGCTCCTGAAGTACCCATATCACCTTTTGGACCTGCATATCCTCTTCCGGGAATACCCTGAGGTCCAGTAGCACCTGTTGATCCTATAGGTCCGCCTGGATCACCTTTAGGTCCAGTAGCACCAGTAGCACCATTTGGTCCTGTAGCACCTTGATATGTAGCAAGTCCCGAAGGTCCTTGCGGGCCAGTAGCACCAGTAGACCCGGGTAATGATTGTCCTGCAGGTCCAGTAGCACCTGTAGTACCTGGATCTCCTTTTGGGCCAATTGGCCCAATGACACGACCAACGTTGGCTACGTTTCCGTTATTAAAAACTAGTTGTAAATCAGTTCCATTAACAATAGTACCAGTTGTAATATAAAGACCGGTAGCACCAGTTGCACCTCCAAATCCAGTTGCACCTATAAGTGCGGTACTTATAACTCCATAACTTACTTCTTTGGTTGTGGTGTTGTAGTATAAAATCAATCCACTACCACTGTTAATGTTTAATGGTGCAACATAAAATCCAGTTTGTGCTGTATCTAGTGTAATTCCTGTAGCATTTAAAACAATGGAATTAGCCGCCTGATGATTAACACCTGCATTATGCCCAATTGCTATAGACTCACGGCCTTGATTAAATTGCCCTGCACTAATACCGATTGAAACAGACATAGTGTTTTGACCTGTATTACCAGCAAAGCATCCAATAGCGATAGCATCGACTGCTTGATTTGTGGTACCTGCATTGTTACCTATAGCAACAGATGAATTACCTTGATTAGTTTGTCCTGCCTGTGTACCAATAGCAACAGCATTTCCGTAGGGAGCACCTTGAGTAATACCTTGATTAAATTCACCTGCCTGATATCCAATTGCTATAGAATATGTACCCTGTCCTGATATACCAGCATTACGCCCTATGTTTACCTGTAGCGGACCTTGGCCGTCATTAACGTGTGCTAGTGTTGCCCAAGTAGTTGTCTGAATTTGACTTACAGCCACTAATACACCGCTGGTAGTTACTGTGAGTCCTTGCCCAACAATAACACCACCAAGTGTGGTTGTAGTAGCAGGAATTAGGGATAAGGTTCCTGTATTAGTTGCGGTAGTAACTGATAATCCGCCACCTACAATAACACCTCCTAAGGTACTTGTTGTAGCAGGCGGAATAATTGTGCTTAATAAAGCATTGTTAACATAGTGCCCTAACTTGTCAATATTGACCTGTTTGGTGGTATATGGCTCTACTGTAGTATCTACAATAGGCAACAGCATACCACCAGTTACGGTGTTAAGCGGTGTTAGGTTTGTTATTGCGCTCAATTAACTTACTCCTGATGTTAGGTATAAATGATAGGCTAATCTGTCTATTGCATCTTGTATATTATCAGGCGGTGTACCAGACCATACAGTAGGATTTGCAGGACTATAAGGAACTCCACTGGCTCCGGTAACAACACCTGTAGCACCAGTTGGACCAGTTGCACCAGTTGCTCCGTCATTACCAACAGCACCAGTAGCACCAGTAGCACCTCGAGGACCTACTGATCCAGTTGCACCTTGAGGTCCTTGCTGTCCACCACCTGAACTAACATTAGCATAACCAGATTGGGCTGTGCTAAATGTTAGAGTTAAATTATTACTATCAACAAAGTTGATTGTGGGGTAATCATAACGTCCGACAAAACTATTATTGCTTGAATCAATTGGTTCAACTTGAACATATCTATAACCTAGATTATGCGGAATATTCCAAGTTGTTGAAGGGGTAGATTGTATAAACACATACCCGCCAGCAACTCCGTATGCTCCTGTAGCGCCAGTAGCACCAATGTAGCCAGTAGCACCTGTAGAACCTGTTGCACCAGTAGCCCCAGTAGCCCCTATAGGTCCAGTAGCACCTGTTGCACCAGTAGCACCAGTAGCACCAGTTCCGCCTATATCACCTTGCGGTCCAGTAGCACCAGTAGCACCTGTGGCTCCTGTTGATCCTGTTCCACCCTGCATGGCGGCAACACCGTCTCGTCCAGTGGCACCAGTTGCTCCAATTGGACCTAATGGACCTGTTGCACCAGTTGGTCCAGATGCTCCAATTCCTGTGGCTCCAGTAGCACCGTCGTTGCCTAAAGGACCTGTTGCACCAGTAGCACCGGTGGCACCTGTCGCACCACTACCAGCAGGGCCGGTAGCCCCAGTTGAACCTGGGTTACCTTGTTGTCCTTGTACACCTGTAGCACCACTACCTGTAGCACCAGGAGGCCCAGCAGGCCCAGTAGCACCAGTTGAACCTGTAGCACCTGTAGAACCAGGTCCACCTGTAGCCCCGGTAGCACCTGGAACATTACTTACTCCAGTAGCACCTTGCGGTCCCGTAGCACCTGTGCTACCTAATTGTCCTGTAGCACCTTGGGGCCCAGTGCTTCCAGTAGCACCTGTTGCACCTGTAGCACCACTACCGGTGGCACCTGTGGCGCCTGTTAAGCCTAATTGTCCTTGTAGGCCTGTGGCTCCTGTTGATCCTATACCGGTGGCGCCTGTGGCGCCTGTAGCCCCCGGACTGCCTGTAGCACCAGATGCGCCTGGGAATCCAAAACCAGTAGCACCTGTTGATCCTTGCTGTCCTGTAGCACCAGTGGCACCTGTAGCACCTGTTCCGCCAAAATTAGCGGCGGTACCTGGTATACCTTGAGCGCCTGTAGCACCCTGAGGACCTGAAGCAACTATTCGCCAATCTGAGAATGTTCCTGACCCGTTAGTGCCGAATACATTAACAATCAGTGTAAATCCATTCCAACTAACAATAGTTGCATACATGGAATTTTGTGTTAGGTAAGCATTGATAATAAGAGTAATACCAACTGTATAGGCAGTGTTTGAAATATCATATACATTTGTAGTAAATGTAAGATTGCCTGTACCTATGGTATTAGTTGTGTTAGATGTAACCGTTGGGTAACCATTACCTGTGGCTCCAGCAGGCCCGGTAGCACCTGTAGTTCCTATCGGTCCTGTAGCACCAGTTGATCCAATTGGTCCTGTAGCACCAGTAGCACCTGTTCCACCTAGACCTGCAAATGTTCCTGGTATACCTTGAGGTCCAGTAGCACCAGTTGATCCTATGGGACCAGTAGCACCTGTTGATCCAGTTGCGCCAGTAGCACCGGGATTTCCTGTAGCACCAGTGGCACCTGTAGCACCAGTTCCGCCTGCTTGTGCAACAGTCCCTGGGAGACCTTGAGGACCAGTAGCACCTGTTTTTCCAGTAGCACCTGTAGAACCAGTACTACCAATAGGGCCTGTTGCTCCGGTAGCACCAGTTGCCCCAGTTGAACCGGTACCGCCAATTGGACCTGTAGGACCAAATCCTCCAGTAGGACCAGTAGCGCCTGTACCGCCTGCTAATACAGTATTAGCAACAAAGGTTGCTATATCTCCAAATGTGGCAGCATAAGTTTTAGCAGGTTGGACAGAAATATCAGCAACAGGAACTAATAAAGTTGCAGTGTTTGATGCTGTATATGGAGGTAAATTGCTTATTGCACTCATTATGTAAATAGATCCTGTCCGTCTTCTGTCTGTAGAATAATACCGTCTGGTCCAGCAATAACGTCTATTACACGTTGACTGTCTACATCTGTAATTGGGAACTTGAGATATTTATCGACAGCGGAATCTATAGTATTTGTGATAATGAGACGATCTACTTCAAAGTCTAATAATTTAAAATCAAATCCACTAAGATTAACTTTTTCAACTACTGTAGCACCTTGTCCCGGTTTAGTATAGCAAATAGGAACAGCCTTGATAAATCCCAAAGGAGCACCTGTTGATTTTTGTAATGTACGCATAAATCTAGGACGCAGGTATTCGTCTACCATAATAGTACGTCCTAAAATAGGAATAGATTCTAATGCCTTCTGCCAATTATTGATACTGGCTATTTGGTATGATGCAACATTTTGACTTATCAAAAATTTCATAGAATTGGGACTACGATTAGCAATCATTTGACTGTCTATAATATCTACATAGACAACATCATAGACATAATTTCTATGCTCATCTTCTGCAGGTAGTGTTTTAATATCACCAAAGAAGAATCGTTTGTTGTAAAAATATTGTTGAAATCCTAATACATATTCTGCCAGGTTCAGTGTTTCTAATCCGTGTTCTATAATAAGTCTGATTTCGGGTTGTATACCAAATGCAGGATCGCTTGGTCTGTACATTACACGAGGATCAAAGACGCTTGTATCATTTACAAAGTTTCGATAAGATTTACGCTTATCTCTATACATAAACGGTTTGACATATAAAGAACTGAATGGAGTTAGACTATTGTCACCTATGATAATTGTAAATTGTTTACTAATAGCACTTGAACTATAGACATCAGTTGCTTCTACCGTAAATGTGTAATCGCGGTCAATGGTACTAGATCCGCCGTCTATTGTAAAATCTAAACTGCCTTCGTCAAATTTACCTGTATCGGCATCAAGAGTGGTAATTGAATTTTGATAAGGAATTTTTCCTACAATGGTTCCGTCTGACTTAAATATTAGTCCTGGTGGTAGATTTCCATCAACTAACTTATAGATCATTTTTATGTCAGGGGCAGTTGTATGTTGAGCCTGCACAAATAATTCACATTGATAACCTGTTTTAACAACACCAACAGTAGAAGTTGTTAGCCATTGTATATCATTATTTTCATTACCTTGTAATGTTAGGCTAAACACACGATCGTATTTTGTAACATCTCCGTAAGTGTTATTCTTTCTTGTCATTCTAACAGTAAATTTGTAATTAATACTGTAAGAAGGTAGGAAAGGAATTTGACCATAAAGATTCCCGCCAGTTGTATCTAAATTAAATCCTTTAGGATGAACACTAGGGCTACCTATATAAAATAAACTATTATCTGGTATGTCATCAACAAGTGTATTAGTAGTTGTGTTTAGTTGTGTAAAACCTAATCGACACAATTTTGTGTTACCTGACACAGATGTTATTGAATATGTTGTAGTCGTAACGCCTGTTAAGTAAGTATCAAATCTAAATTGTTGTCCTATCTGAGGCAAACTACTGACATTTTTTATTGTCAGTATATTTTGTCCTGCTAAATTAGTAGTTTGAAAATATGTATTAGGGTTGATTGCTGAACTGGCTCTACATTGAATTTCTGGATTAACTGTAATAGAATCCCAATTATAGGTTACTGGACCTTCATTTGGAGTAGGATCGTATAAATTGATAGGAATAATTTGATAAGCAGATGCACGTCTTACACCTAGGTTTGCAGGATTTAACCAATTAGGTGTAAACAGGTAACTGTCGTTGCTTAAAAAATAAGTTTCATCGGCAGTAATGTATGCTGTATCTGCTCTTAGACTATTAGCATCGACTACCTGTATTTTGAATAAACGTCGTGAAGTATTAAATCCATCTGATGCTGTGACATAAAATTGTTGAGTTGCTGGAATAAATTTTGGTACATTGGCTATTCCAGTAATAACATTAACACTGTCATATCCGTATCCGTCATAGCGAAGTCCATCGTAGCCAAAATTTTGCCTTAGACTAGCATCAACATCTTGAACAGTAATTTCCTTTACTGTTCCTATAATCCTACCATCTTCAGTTAATGTTAATCCGTTAGGTAATACACCATCGCCATCTTGGATATAATAGTGCATCTTCATACCATCTAATAATGAATTAGGTTCTGCTATTAGTTGATAATCTACTATTTGATGATTAATAACAAACTGTTCCCCGCTAGTACCTAATGGTAAAAATCCTGACGGAGTTGACCAAAGTGGCGGAGTTCCTCCTGCAACATCTATTTGAAATGTTTTATCATTTATACCATCGGTGTTTGATGCACGTATAACAAATTTGTTTGAAGTAAGTGTAGGAACGGTTTCAGCAAATCCAAAAACAAATGCAGTAGTTGTTGCCGAAGTTGAAGTTGTTGTTACGTCTAATTGGAGACCTGGAGGAAAATCTCCAGCAATCAACCTAAAATTAGTTTCTGTGCCGTTAGTAGTAATAGGAATATTAACAGGTGTGCGCTGTGTAATTGTTCCTAAAAAACTATTATATGTTACCCATGTTGGAGCCGCCATATTTAAATCCTAAACAAACTTACTTTGGCTTTCCAATTAATTGTATGGCTCGTTGAAGTTGAAACATTATTTGCTATTACAGTAACCGCAGTAGCAGTAACAGTAGCACTGGTTAAATCCCATGTAGCGTTGTCTGTACGACCATTATTGTCCATACTGATTATTCCTGGACCTATTACACTGGCACTATTTCCCCACCAAGATACAGTATAGCCACTCCCTATATCTTGAGTATTATCTGTAGTATCTGTAGCAAATATATCTATACTGGCATTGTAATATTTTGTTTTATCAAATGTGAACAATGGTGTAGGAGTAATTGTATTGTTAGATAGTGTTGCTGTACCCGAATACGAAACAATGTCTATACGGGCAATTCCTTGATTGTCTAATATTGTTAGTGTTGATGTAGATGCTTCACCTGTTACACTTAAAGATCCATCTCCGCCAACGCTTAATCCTATACCTGGTTTAACTAGACCCGCGGTTGATGCAGTAGCAACTTGTGGAATTAAAGAAGAATATAATTCTCTAAACATTCCGTTGATTTTTGTAAAAGCAACTCTTAATGTATCCCCGTTGCCTGCGTTCGATGATGAGCCAGTATTGATATAAACTAATGCCATTAGATTCTCCCTACTACAACTTCTATGATACCTATATCATGGCTGTCATAGTTTTCTAAAGCCTTGCCTATAACAGATCCCATCTTAGGATTGTCACTGGCTGTTGCTACACCTAATCCACCTGCGGCAACTAACATATCACCTTTTCGTATTTTACCTGTTACTTTACATGGAACTCGTCCTTGTAGTGCAACATACACACCGCCTTCCTGATCCGAGTTCATCATGTAAGCAGGATTTGTAGAAACAACTCCCGCTATTCTTGTATCCATATAACTATTAGCAATAGTAACTTCAGCATCGCCGCCGAATACTAATACTGTACCTGGCTCGTATTCACGATCTGGCATATATTTTTCTGCCAAGTCAGCATATTGTGCTGTTGTTGCTACTCCACTAAATGTTGTTGCCCATACTGTACCAAATCTATTTCCGGTTTGGCCAATGTCTCCAGTACCGTTAGTTCCTGATTTAGCAATACCTGCAAATGTAGGTGTAGAGTCTGTAGTAACATTTTGTCCTATACTTAACGTAATTGACGGGCCAGTTCCGCCGCCATATACACCAGTTCCTGTATTAACTGTTGTAATTACTCTTATTCCATTATCGTACAGTTTATCAGCACTGAGATTTACTGTAGCAATATTACTCCATCTATTAGAATTTGTTCCTAGCCAGTATGTATTGTCAGCATTTGGAGTAATTTCGTTTGTTAAGATAGGACCGCTGATTGTACCAGCACCTACACCTAATACATCAAATGTTCCTGAACGACTTAACTTGGTATCAGCATATGATTTGGTTGCCGCATCTGCACCTATTACCGGCGCCGCAAGATTTTTAAGACGAAATCCGCCTATGTTCAAATCAGCAGCCATGGCTCGTATACCGCCTAAGTCTAGGTATCCAGATCCTATTGGAGTAATACCTGCTGTGGTGTTATTTTTGTTTAGGCCTAATCGACTATCAACGTAGGTAACAATTGCTTTCTCTGTTGGAACAGAGTTATTAGATTCGTTACCCATTGTACCGTCAACGCTGAATACTTGAACAAGTGTTTGGCCACGTTTGAAACTTAGACCATCAACATTGGTCAAACTGATCGGAGCACTGATACTTACAGTACCGCGTCCTTGATCAACTGAGAAATAATTACCAACTCTAAAATTACCGTCCTGATCAGTTGTTACATAATAAGCACGACCTTTTCCAATTTGTCTAACCTGTTTAGAAGAATCAGGAGCATTTAATGGAGGACCATACAGATCATTTGGAATCTTACTGTCTGCGTATCCGCCAGTACCTACATCAATCATATCGTGTGATGTAGCACGTATAGTAGATATTCTTACAGTAATACCACCTGACTGATTCCCAGTAATACCTGCTTTTAATACATTGCTTCCGACTTCGTATTGTAGTGCGGCTGAATCGCTATATCTTTGAACACCTACTTCTGCCCAAGCATTGCCTGTTGCACTTTGAGAAGTGTAACTTGTAATTTGATAGATATCGCCTTCAAAACCAAATATGTAAGTAGTGCCTCCGGCAATTCTTGCTTGGTCAGTAGATGATAATTCAACTACCTTAATTGTTTTACTTCCAGCAATACCTGCTACCTTTGCAGTTGCGGCGGCACTTGATCCGCCACTACCGGTGAATGTAATACTTACTGGAGAAGTGTAATCGTAGCCTACTCCTGATTCAGTTAATACTAATTGTGAAATATGACCATTACTATCGGCAATACCATAACCGCTGGCCTGCACATTTGTAAATGTTAATGTGCCTGCGGCCCAGGTAGTAGCATTACTGACTCTGATCTGAGTTTGACTAGAATTAACCCAATTTACGTAAGTTGGTACACCGCCTGGATCTCCGCCTCCAGCAACTGTTACTCTAGAACCAATATGGATAGGCCCAGCCCTGCCGCTGATAGTAATTAAATCAATTGCTATTGAACTCGATGTTACGCTAGCAGTTTGACTAGTAAAGTTTGGTGCAGGAATAACCGCAGTTACATGAGCACCTGGTGTATATCCAGATCCTGTATTTGTAAATGTTATATTTCCTAGACCTTGTTTATATAAGCCGCCTTCTGTGTATGGGCTTAATATAATATAATTGTAAGGAGCATCTCCTTCTGCTAAGGCATTATTTCCACCCTGGTCTGTAAATTGAAGAACTCTATATACATGAGTAGGATCTTCGTTGTATGTAAGAACAGTACTAGGACGAGTTAATGTTGAAGCATTAAGGTCCATTAATATTTGATCATAATATTGACGAACAATTACCTTTGTACCGTTTGTTACTGCCGCATATAATCCGTTGCCTGCGCCGTCGTCGATACTTAAATTATACAATCCTGTAGTAATAGGATCTTGTGCCGCACTCTTAATGTTATAAGTTTTCCATACACCACTGTGATTAATTTCTAATTGACTTTGTGCCAAAGGTGGATAACTTAAACTACCAACATAAATTGTTGCTTCGTTAAGAGTGTTGGTATAGGTTCCTGTAGCATTAACTGTACCAATTTGAGTAGTTGCATATTTGTTTCTAACAGGAATGGGTACTTCAGTAGGATCGCTACCTTCAGAAATAATACCATATTGTCCGTAAGCAGTAGAACCTGTAATAGTTCTAACCTGGGCGCCATTTAGTGCATAATATGAACTATGGCAATAATAAGTGAACATGGAAACGTTTTCCATGAAACCACCATTAGTAACAAAGATACCATAACCTAAATCGTTAATCTGAGTATAGTCATTAGCCAACATACTACGATTACCAGCAGTGACCAATGTTATGCTACTTGGTAATGGATAGTTTGTTGTTGTAATCAAACCAGGTTTAACTGTTACAGTATATGCTAGTCCTGTACCAAATGTTACCTGAGGATCAGTTGTATATCCTGTTCCTGCAGAACTAATAGATATTGAAGTGATAGCACCATTAACATCTACACCGTTTACAGTAGCAGTGGCCGGAGTACCATTTCCTTCTTGTGGGAAATTGATTTGTGTTCCCACAGCATAACCAGCACCGCCGTCAATAATTGAGTAGTTTGAAATACCGCCAGTGTTATTAATTGTCCAACTTAAACGAGCACCGCCAAAAATTATAACTGGACAGTTTGCGTTACTTTGATTGAATGTTCCATTAACATATCCGCTGCCTGGAAAACTGATATTAATGGCAGTTACATTACCGCTGGCATTTAATGTTGCGGTACCTGTTGAGGTTAATCCGCCTGCTTGAGTTGGATTGCCGAATCTAACTGGAATCGAAATATTACCAGCACTGGTTTGAAATCCTGTTGCTACAATACCTGTTACAACACTGATACCTCCCGGTCTATGAGGGTTTAAGTTTAATGTACCAGTACCGTTCAATGGACTAAAATTACTAATAAAGTCTACTTCATAAGTCACACCATTCTGTACAAAGAAACAAGGTGCTTCTGGTTTTTCGTACATTACAGATGTACTGGTTGTTATTGCTGGCCTCCCTAATCCACCATGAGCGGTAACATTAACTTGCACAGGATTATTGTTACTATCGTTTGTAACAGTTGCCGGAACAATAGGTAAGTTTCCTGCAAAGCCGTCAACAAATATACCGCCACTGAACACATGTCTGTTATAACTCTTACTAAATGAAGAAGCAGTTTGTGTGTAAGGAGATTTGGCTTTAATCTGACCAAACGGATCTAACACCTTCATGAAACCACCGTGACCTTGTCCACTGAGATAACGCAACATTGTAGCGTCATTCATTAAGAACACGTCTAATTGGTCGTTATATAAAGAAGGGTTAAATGCAGGATTGTTATCAATAATTCTGCTACATGCTTGCACAAGGTCAGTCAATACAGCAGGAGCAACATCTTCTGCCATCAGTGTGTAGTCAAATACCTGATGAGATAATGTATCATAAACAGTAGAAGTAGTATTTTGAATGATCTGTTGGCCAAGTACATTTATATAATCAGTTGCAGTTGAAGATATTGTTTTATATTGATCCCCTACATTAATGGTCCAATTGTTTCCTCCAGTCTGCATATCGTGAACAAGAGCATCAACAATATATCCTATATCAGTGCTGTAAGTTGCTGTAGAAGTAAAACCTGGATAAAAATGTTTAATATAGGCAACTGTTTGATTTTGAATAAATGATTTATTATCATTTAATAACTGAGCCGCTTGATTTAATCCACCATAGTTGGTGACAGTGGTTAACAGATTAAGTGGACGACTAGCATCACGTAAGTAATGATAACCGTAACTTATAGGACTGTAGATATACCAATTACCTGTAGCAATTGAATTGCCAACGGTATAGTTTTCAATCTGTTGATTAAAGTTAGAATTTTGAGCAAGTATAACAGAGAATGTATTAGCACTGACAGAACTGATAACACCGTTGCCTAATGAACTACCACCTAATACTAAAACCTTACCTATAAAACTGTTTGATACAGTTAAAGGATTGCCACTACCGTCATACACAGAAACAACTACAACACCAGTTACTGGATCGTTGGTTAAAGAATTAATTTTGATACTAGCACCAACTGGGGCATAATTTGTACCTGTACTCAGTTGTGTTGTAATAATACCATCAATTTGAGTATCTCTATAGAAATAAGTGTTAACCCATTTACTTGAAGAAATACTAGGTTTACGAGTTCCTTGAACAACACCTGGACGAATAATGCTTCGTCTAAATTCATCGCCACGAACAGACACATTATCTGCTAGTCTAATTGGATATTGATCTGCATGATCGCCTGACTCTAAGAAAATACAGCATTGGTTAAGTTGTTCTAACTGACCAAATTGCAATTGTTCGTTAGTTTGGAAATCTCCAGCAAACACATGCCAACGGTCTCCAGCAATTTGATTACTGCTTTGTAAACCAACTCCTAGTGTAAAATCTACAGTAATAGTGTTTACAAGATTACCTGATCCGTCAACTGCATCACTGACTGCTGTAATGTATCCATAACTTAAAACACTGCCTGAACCATTTGAAACTGTAAATTTATAACCTACCCAGAAGTCTTGCACTTCTATTAAGTCACTTGGCATAAACGTAAATGTTGTAACTGTGTTTACACCGTTTGGTGAAATTGGAACATTATATGTTTTAGCATAGTCTACAGGAACAACATCATAGATTTCGTTTCCATTGATATCGACATTAATTGCTTCAATTAAGGCAACTGCTTCGCTTTCATCACCAATGATATACTGTCCAGGAAAAATACTGCTATTTTTATATGGGTCAGAGCCATTAGCACCCATTCCTAATAAAGTCAATCTAACACCAAATAGGGTAGCATCGAGTACAGGACTTGCAACAATAGTTCCGATAGTGGCGGCATTTATAGTATTATTGTATGTGATTGTTTTCTTATAAGGGCCTAGGATAATTTGACTGGCTTCGATAAACTGTTCAGCGGCTCTTGCGGCTCTGTTAATAGTCTTAAATGAATACGCAGGCCCTCTACCTCTCTTACGCACCGGAGTACTAAACTGGTTATCATCGCCACTTAAAGAAACATAATAGTTTACTGGACTTACAAAACTAGATGAATCAACATAAGCCTTTGTAGCCGCTTGGCTAGGATGATCAGTTTCGATAGGATCTCTAAACAGATATAATGCACCAGTCATTGTTCCAAATATGGAATTAGCCATGCCAGTAAATTCGTCGATAGTAGATATACCTGCTAGGCCAATCTTAGTATCAGCATATTGTTTATTAACAAGATGAGTAGAAGTAGTTGGTGGATACTGTAGTAGTTCAATATTTTCGTTGATTGTACTAGATGAGATACTGTTAGTGCCTGTCAATACATAACCGTTTCTTGATACAAAATGATCATAGACCCATCTACGGGTAGTAGCATCGTAATCATTGGTAGGAGCACCTGGATAGATATTAACTAAATTAAATGTACCTTGTGCATTTAAGTCACCTGCTAAAGTAGGCGCTGTATCAGATTTGAGACTACTGGCTGAGTTTGAAATTACAAGACCGGTAGCACTGGTAACAATATGAATACCGGTGCTTTCGTACAAAGTAACATTTTGTATCTTTGTACCGTACTGGTTAACACCTAACAATGCACCAGGAGTTAAACTTGTGGGTGCTTCTTTTAATCGTAAAAAACTGAAACTCGCACCAAATCCAAGCAATGAGTAAACATCAGTGAAGTTTTGATTTACCTTTTGAAAGGCGGTATAAATGCTGTCGCCTGTCCCGTCATTTGGTTGACTTCCGATATTGATCAGTTGTTGATTAGTAGCCATAATTTCCTCTGTTAGCCATATTTATTCAGGCTTAAACTGCTGTGTTATTAGCAAATGTCGCTTAACAAGTATTTATTTGGAAATTGGCAGAAGTCTTATGTTGATGATTTCCCAGTTTATAATCTTCCATTGGTTGGTAAGATATTTCTTTTTATCTGCTTGATAGTCGAGAGCCCATGCGTGTTCCCACCAATCTATCAATAGAATAATATCATTTTTAATTTCGTGGTTGATAATTGTTTTGATTTTACCGTCTTTGGCAAGATAGGCCCAGCCACTACCCTGTATCTTCATAGCAATTTCTTCAAAGGATTCTTTAAATTTATCCCAAGATTTGTGATGCTTTTCAATGAATTCTAAGGCAATTCCTGACGGTTTATTGCCTGTGCTGTACTCTTGAAACTGACTAAAGTAAATGCTATGTAAGAAAGCACCTGCTTCATTAAAATCTGGATCACCTTCGCCTTTGTTAAATCGATCAACATAGGCTTTGTATAATTTACCAAAATGATAATCTAAGGTGTCTTCACTTAGTGCCGGATCTAACTCTTTCCGATCGTAGTCTAACGTAATTTGTTTTAACGGCTCGTGGCCCTTTCCTTCCTGAATGACTCGTTTTATAAAATTATACATGAAAATATTTACCTATAATTTCCAGTGTTATAAATATACGTACTTAATTGAAAGGAATCCTATCATGGAATTATTTATCGGTGGTGCTTTTATTCTCGTTATTGGTTATTTGCTTATTAAGAGCACAAGATCAACTAAAACAACAGAAGCACCTTATAAAGTAGAAACAGTATCTTCTGACAACGGTATTAAGTTTGCCGCTAAAGAAGAAGTGCAGGTAGAGGCCAAGACTACACTAGATCCAGTATCTGTTGCACTTGACCTTGAAACAGTTCAGGTTGCAGAACCTGCCAAGAAGCCACGCAAGCCACGTACTCCTAAAGCCGCCGCTCCTAAAGTAGCCAAGCCAAAGGCAGCACCAAAGGCCAAGGCTACTCCTAAAGCAAGAACAAAATCAAAGAAGATTTAATTCTTTAGCCTGCTTGGCAAGAGCAAAACTTGCTAAGTTTTTGGCTTTGGATTCACACATAATATCAAAATTATCTGTGAACTCAAGTGCCCACTCATTAACTGCGGTGTTCCAATAGAAATTACTATGGGCCCGCAGTTTTTGTTTTTTGTAGCCAGATTCTAATAATACAGGCAAATTAGGGCGAGTAACCAACTCATGTCCTACTACAACATCTTCTCTACTAACAGAGTAGTGTATTACAGGTCTGACACCACGCCAACTATCAATTACACGTAAACATCTATCATCCTGTGGTGATATATACTCTCCTGTATTGATCCAGTGGTGGTGTATGTCCAAAACCAAGGCGACATCTCGACCAAGCTCAAGGCTGGCGTCCAGGCCCCAGGACATTTCATCGTTTTCGATTGTAAGACAGTTTCTGGCTTCTGGAGAGAGTCGAGGGAGGACGTCTCGGATACCTTGGGGGCCTCTACGTCCGGCAATGTGTACATTGATCTTGAAGTCCTGGAATTGTCTACCAAATCCCATCCAACGGGCCATATCTGCATGATACTCAAACTCCATTATACTTCTGTTGACAATATCTGGATTGTCCGATGCCAGGACAGTAAACTGGCCAGGATGGAAAGACAAGCGAACGTTCCGTAGCCGAGCAATATCGCCTGCCTCTCGGAAGTGTTTTTCGCAGTAGTTAATGACATCAGTCCTGCGCCAGAAATACATCCAATCATCGTGAGTGTACACAGGCAGTATATCACTGCCAATACGTACCATGCGTAAATGGTCATCTAGGGTTCCTACTCTTTCTATAAGTTTACGAACTGACTCAATGTTTTGTACCATTAAGTCCCAAAGTTTTTGTTCTGCTACTTCACGGGTTTGACGGTTAAGCCAGGTGACAGTTGTACTACCTGTGTTGAATTGTTTACAATCATCTGATGATTTAATACCGTCTACTTGATCTGCACGATCGATCCACTTACAGGCAAAGCCTATGCGTTTGGTCATAGATTTTTAATTTTTTCGATTACGGAAAGGGCATCTGCGTAATCGCTAGTTTCAACCCACTGCTCAACAAGTTCGTCTCTCATTGCTTGATAATGATTAGCCCATGCTTGAAAAGCACCTTGAGGCATAGGAACTGGAAATGTGTAATTAAATTGATTCATCGTTTTCTTTCTTGCTAAGAATTATTGATCCATTTGTTTTCATGGTCCATGTTAAAATATCGCCTTCTTTCCAGCCTACTTCTTCAAGTGCTTCTGGCGGAAAGGTAATGACAAGGTCGCCTGTTTGGGGATCTTCTTCGGGTATGATTGTCCAGAGTTTCTTTGTCATAATACTATTTTACATTGTTTTACGAAAAAAGTCAATTGTTTTTTGTAGACCTGTTGTTAAATCAATACTAGGTTCCCAACCAAGTCTTGATTTGGCCAAACTGATATCTGGACGCCTTTGTTGTGGGTCGTCTTTTGGTAAAGGTTGTTGTAGGAGGATACTCTGACTACCTGTTAACTCGATTACTTTTTGGGCAAGTTCGTTCATAGTAAACTCCCCGGGATTGCCCATATTGACCGGACCAATAAACTCGTCATCATCGTCAGCCATAAACTTGATTAACCCGTCTACAAGATCGTCAACATAACAGAATGAACGAGTCTGCTCGCCTGATCCGTAAACGGTAATTGGCTTGCCTTGTAGTGCTTGTACTACAAAGTTTGAAACTACACGGCCATCTCCTTCTGCCATTCTGGGACCATATGTATTGAAGATACGCACAATCTTGGCTCTAACAGAGTGAACACGCCAGTAATCCATAAACAGAGTTTCTGCGGCTCTTTTGCCTTCATCGTAACAACTACGAATACCGATTGGGTTTACATTGCCCCAATAGTCTTCAGTTTGTGGATGAACTTGAGGATCACCATATACTTCGCTAGTTGATGCTTGTAAGATCTTAGCACCTGTACGTTTTGCCAATCCTAACAAATTATAACTTCCTAACACAGAAGTTTTCATTGTTTGAATTGGATCCCATTGATAATAGAACGGACTTGCTGGACAGGCAAGATTGTAAATTTCATCAACTTCTACGTATAGGGGAAAGCAGACATCTTGACGTAAAACTTCGAAGTTCTTATGGTCAAGTAAATGTTCAATATTCTTTTTACTACCTGTAAAATAATTGTCTACACAAAGAACATGATGCCCTTCGTTAACTAATCTTTCACATAAATGTGATCCAAGAAATCCGGCACCGCCGGTTACTAATATTTTTTTCATTATTGGTTCCAATGCCTGATTACACCTGCTATGATAAAGCAATTTGTTATAATATATGATAGCACAATTACGGTGCGAATACAAGCAATACGGTCCGATTCCTTATCCGTATTGCCTGATTTTTCCCCTAATGCTTTTGCCCAAATACGCCAGAAGCGTTTAATGATTGCGCTTCCCATCGAATACACAATTGAATAAAAGATTCATTTCGCCATCATTGATTACACGATGAAATGCCCCGTCCGGAATTAAAATAATATCTCCGGCAGTGACAAAGAATGGTTCATCTGTTTCATCTCCTACAATCATCTGTCCATGCCCTTGTACAAAGATATAAACTTCTTCTTGTCCGGGATGACGATGTCCTCGTGTCTGCTGTCCAACTCTTAGTTGAGTGCTACTTAATACTAAATTCTTTAAAGTTTTATTGTCTTTTAATAGATAGGTTTCGTTGTCTTTTACAACCTCACCACCTATATCCATTGTACTATATTTTTTCATTATTATCCTTCGTATGTTGCTGAATTAGCGCCATGTTCTGCACATTCAACTCGTACACAGTAACAACGATTATTGGTCTTTTCACGTATCAGTGTGTTGGCAAAATTGAAAGCGTGTTCGGCAAACTTCTCTGCACCCACTCCATCAAAGATTCTAATCTCTGCTAGACCTAATGCTTCTAATTCTTGAAATTTAGCCAGGTGTGGATCAGCAAGATCCAGAGCCAACTTGTGATCAAAATGATCTTCTAGCCATGCTTTGAGTGTCTTAAGTCCGCCAAAGTCCACTGCCCAGTTCTTGTTGTCTAGTGTGTCACAACCAAATGTAAATGTAAATGCTAGGCTATAACCATGTAGCAGGTGACAGTGACTGTGATCTGCGTTTGGTTGACGGAATACCGCTGACAGACCAATGTTGTGTCCGTAATGTTTTGTTGAGAAAAATTTTGCCATCTCTAGTCTCCTTTTAAAAAGTAGCAAGTTTGACGACATGCAGAATTTATAAAGCGGGTTGAAAGTCGTTAAAGACCGCTAACTGTTAATATAACAGATTAGTATTTAACTGTCAACGGATTTCTCTAAAAAGTTTCTTCAATTCTCGGATATCTTCTAAGATACTTCGTATAAGATGTTGTTCTTCAACACGATGTTCGATTACTTTGTTGATGGTATTCATAGTCCATACCCACCAAACAAATGCTAGAAGAATGCCTAATGCGCCTAAAATAAGAATTATTGTTTCCATAATGTTTTCCTTGATGATGCCCTAAGTAGAATATTTACTCAGGATTAGACACATTATTTCTACGCAGATTATGAGTAGTCGATTGATCCCCAGCGTACCCACTGACCAGGACTACCGCCTTGTATACAGATCCAACCAATATTACCTCCGGGGATAGGAGTAGCATGCCAAACTATATCACCAGTATTATAGGAACCTTCTGTTGGAGGCTCAGTTCCTGTGGCCATTAATTTATTAGCAAAACGTATGTTGCCCATTACTTCAAACTGTTCTTTAGGGTTCTTAACACCTACAGAAAGTTTTCCGTATGCTCGAGTTACAGTTGAATCTTTGTACTCATGTCCAAATGTAATATCTCCATTTAGTCCAATTGTAATACGTGCTTGATCGTCTGTGATCAGTTCTAGATTTTTTGTATTTCTTGGTCCAATTCTGGCACCATTGCCAGAACCGTCAATAATGATTTCGATGTTATTTTTTTCGTCTTGAACAGTAAAAATGGCACTTGCATCTTCTACACCAATACTGAATCTCTTTGAGGTACTATTGTAAAAAATTTGATCATCTATATTTAGATCACCTGAGGTAGACAAACCGTGTAATGTGCCTACTGATGTTAAATTACTGTTTACAACTGTAGGACCTAGAGAAGTTTCACCAAGTACCCAATTACCATTAATTATGTAATTACGATTTTCTATTAATTCTAAACTTTCTGTACTAAGGAATCGATCTGGATTGTTCATCAATACAAATTGTTTATTGTATGGATCGTTTGGCCACATTAACCCTGTGCCTACATTTGTGCCTTTTTCTCCAGGTCCAAACTCTAAATATTGTTTTTCGTATCGTTGATTTGTGATAAGTTCTGTGGTGCGAACAAATCCTGCATCTAGAACACCGTAGACTTTAACATCCCCACGTACAGTAAAATTACTGTTAATAGTAGAAACTGTTATAGAATCAACGGTAATTTTACCATCTTCTACTACCAGTGTTTGTTTTGTAGCAAGGTCTTTAATACCGGTACTACCAAAATTGGCAATTGTACCACCTGCTATTAGGTCGCCGGAAAAGTCTCCGGGGTTTAGTTGTAGACTATCTCGTGTTATATTGTCAAGTGTTTGACCATCAAAAACTTTTACCATTGTTGTATATTCCGTGTAGTAGATCCCCGTCCACCAACCTGGTGTGGGTGTTTCTACTATTTAGTACAACAATTGCTCGCTTGCTAGAAGGATCTTCAACTAGCATAATTAAGCATCCTCCTGCTTTTTGTATCCAGCCAGTTTTACTGACTATGATATCTTTGTACTTTTTTACAAGAGTATTAGTAGTTCCAAATCGTACCATTTGAACTTTTTTCTTTGTAGGAACGGCGATCTGTGCCGATTCGCTAGTACTATAAATTCGAATAGTATCATATGTACCAGCAACAATTAACATTTTAATTAAATCTTGTGCTGTACTAACATTAGTTTCTTCAAGTCCGGTGGGGTCTGTGAATGTTGTATTAGTCATACCTAGACTGTATGCTTTGTCATTCATGCGGCGAATAAACGTATATTCTCCTCCTGGGTAAGTCATTGCCAGGGTTTTCGCCGCTAGGTTATCAGAGCTCATTAGGGCAATATGTAAAAGATCGCTTCTGCTAATTAATTGTCCGATATGTAGGTGGGTACTGATGCCTCTAACTGCTTCTACTCGAATTAACTCATCCATATCTAAATGAGCATCAAGAGTAATGATAGCAGTCATCATCTTGGTGATGCTGGCTATACTACGGACCTCGGTAGAGTTCTGCTCTTTGAGCATTTCTCCAGTTTCAAGATCCATTACTGCATAACTGGTGGCAAGAATATGAGGAGCAGGGGCTTTTTTGGCCCAAGCCGCTCCTGAGAATACGCAAACAATCAGTAATACATTAAGTACGCTTTTCAACAATTTCATCTATAAGTCCATAGTCTAATGCTTCTGTGGCACTCATAAATTTATCTCTTTCCATGTCAAAAGACAGTTGAGCAAATGTTTTTCCTGCAGAATTGTGCTTAACATAGATATTAGTTAGGATTTCTTTCATCTTTAGGATTTCTTTAACTTGGATTTCCATGTCTGTGGCCTGCCCGCCAGCACCGCCTGATGGTTGATGAATCATATGTCGAGCATTAGGCAACATGTAGCGTTTGCCGGGAGATCCTGCCTGGGCCAACAATGAACCCATAGAACAGGCTTGACCCATGACATAGGTACAAACATCGGGTTTGATGAACTGCATTGTGTCATAAATGCTCATACCTGCTGTGACAACCCCACCGGGTGAATTGATATAAAAGTGAATATCCTTTTCACTATCCGAACTTTCAAGATGCAGGAACTGTGCTACAATCACATTGGCTGAGTGATCATCAACTGGTCCGTTCAAAAATACAATACGCTCGTTTAACAAACGGCTATAAATGTCAAATGCTCGCTCACCTGTACTGGTCTTTTCAATGACCATTGGAATTAAACTCATTCTTTTTCCTTTTCTAAAAATTCTTCTTCTGACATACTGTAATCTTCACCACCGTGTTCTACACATAAAGTTCTGACCCATCCTCCTTTGGGGAGTGTAGGCCAATTGGTAGTAGCAGGTTTCCCACACTTCTCACAAAGGATCCCTGACATTGCTTCTGCCATTGCAACCATCCCTCTAATATAGTCATCGCCGCCTGTGTAATAAAATCTTAGTGTGCCAAACTTTTCTTTAACTTGGTCCAGCGTTACTTGTGGAACAACTTCGCTATCTTTATTTTTCCAATCAAGGTGATGTTGGATATTGCTCATCAATTGATTTATAAGCGGGAACCAACCATCGCCACATTCAAATCCCCAACACATAGCAGTTTCGGTCATCGGCAGATTGCGGTTGGCTGTCATCTTAGGGAATACCTTACATAGGTATTCGTCATTCTCTTGTTTCATATATCTATACCTTTATATCGACCTTCTGCTTTATAGACTTCAACCATACTTGCTAATGCTTGATTGATGTAGTCGTTAAGTGTGATGTTCTGTTTATGTGCATTCAGTGCGGCTTTTAGTAAAAGATCATCTGGCAAATCTAATTCGACCATAACACCTGTGTCATATTCTTCACCTGCTACAATAGCCAGTGCCTTTTGAATGAAATCATCATCGACTCCTAAATCTATAAAGTTAATATTATCCCAGGCTTCATAGGGATCGGAATCTCGATTCTTTGCTTCTTTCTCAAACTTCTCAATTTTGTCTGGATGGATCATGCGATAAGCACGGTCATTGGTGTAATCACACACTTCTACTTGATAGACCTTTTGACTCTTTGTGCTAAACACAATGTTTAAACTCCATCCACCTTTACCGTGGATGCCGTTCCAACTTGACAGTTGATAAGCATTATCGCCGTAGCAACTCCAAGTATATTCACTACCTTCAGTAATACGGTAGTCTATTAACTCCATAAATTCTTTCATTGTGATCATTTGTATTCCTTATCTAAACTAACATTAGTTAAACCTGCTATAGTCTGGAAATTGTCCCAGGCTTTCTTTGCGGCTTGGTTGTGTTCTAGTTCTTCACTAGGTAGTACAGTCTCAAGCCAAATTTCTGAACGACGTCTTGGATGAGCACCAAACTTACGTGGTTGATGGATCAGTCCTGCATCGTACATTTCTAATACAATATGTCTAAACTGTTCTTCTTCCTCTGCTGGAATACCCATCCACTCGGGGTAGGTCATTCCATGTCCAAATCTACCACCACCACCGTATCCGGCCCAGATGTCTTTCCACTGTTCGTCATTGTGAGGATCAAAATCTGTACGAGCAATGATAACCAATACATCGTGACTATCAACAAGGCCTTTGTAGATATCTAACATACAACGGCTAAAACTTAGTCCAATTTTCATTTTAACCTCTAATACCAGTTTGTGTTTTGTAAATTTCTGGACCAGTACTCTCTACATCCATTCCGGCACCTCGGCCTTCGTAGATCCTACCGTTCCACTTTAAACTTAATTTTACACTCTTATTCAGTACTACGTCAAGTGTTTTTTCAAAAACAAAGTTATGTACAACAGCCTCTACAGTCTTAGAACTCTTAGACATTTTAATTGTACAGGTATCACCGTGTCTGATTATCGTTGCCATTTTCTTTATCCTGTTTGTATTGTTTAACCATTCGGTACAAGGGCTCCATGCGTTTTTGAAATATCATAGGAGCGGCTTCACCTGCTTGATCGAGATCGTAGTCGGTAGGGTAATGTCTTAATAAACCACGTGCTTCATTTATCATGTCTTCACTTAGCCCACTGCGCCGATCAACAATTGACTCTAAGAATCGTCGTGTCATTGCTACAGCACGATATCTCTCATCAGGCAGGGTCATAGATAGTGCTCCACTTTTTTAACTTCTCAATTTTAGCATCACTGGCCTTCTCAATGGCACTCCAAGACACAATGTCCATTTCTTGTAGGATATTGATCATTGCGTACAGGTCGCCTAGTTCTTCTTCAAGATGCTCTCGGTTAGTCTTTGGCTTACCGGGTTTGAAGTTGTCTAAGCCAAAGCGGCTGATCTTGCTTACTGCTTGTATAACTTCCGCACATTCCTCTTGGAGGATGTCCATTACTTCTTTAGTTTTTGAGTCCATCATTTAAACACTTTCAATAATACAATGTCTTCATTCATACGTCCATTAAGGACTGTTTCTGTTGTCTTGATCTTACTAAACCAAGTTTCAATACGCTTCTGTGTATTCTGCTCTTTGAACTCTTTGAGTTGTTCTAGAGGTTTACGCAAAGTGCGTTGGAAACTCTTGTCAGTAAATTCTGTAATTGTTGTACCCTTAACACCAAGTCCTGCTGATGTCTTGCTAACATACAGGCCAATCTTACGAGTCTTGGTATTATAAACAACAGCACCTTGAGCACCGATTAGACCTGCGGGAGGCACTGACGTAATTCCTAACTTAGTGTCTGACAACAAGAATTTGAGCTTCTTGACCAAGTCCTCTGCGGGTTTGATCTTAGCAGTACGAGGCTTCTTGAGCACTTTGGCTTCTGCGGCAATCTGATCACAAGCCGCCATAATGCTTTCATAAAATTCAATCAGTTTCTTTACATTTTTACGACTGACATGTTTGTAGCCTTCACGCAACTGTTCGTCTGCATTGCCACTGGCTAACTCTAACAATTCTTCATAATTGCGTTTGAAGATTTGTTTGATGTGTCGGCTTTGAGCGGCTTTGACTCCCTTGCCTTTTAACAGATTAACGACTTTGAACTCTTTGAGATTGAACGCCTCTGGATCTGTAATCCATTTGTCGATAGCATAGTCCAACTCCTCACTCATCTCACCTGCTTGTTCGCGGATACGATCCTGAATGTTAGTGATTGGGTTGACAGGAGTTTTTTCTTTAACTGCCGCTATCTCTGGTTCAACATCATTGCGACCATCGTCAATTACAGTAGCAATTGCCTCACGCAACCAATCTGCGGTATTAGCACCATTATTAAACCCTGCGTAAGACTCTGGCATTCCGCGAAGCAGATTAGCGGCAACACCGCCCATTGTGCCATTACACCGATTATCTTTGGTCTTCTTAAAAGCGGCAACTGTCTTGGTATCGTAGCCATTTAGTGCCATCCAGTTGATAACCTTGGGTTTTAGGTCTTTGCCTGTGGATTCTAAACGATAGTATTCCATAGCACGATGAAAGAACTGTCCAAAATATTGACTAGTCCATTCTTCATAGCCTGTCCAATCTGGACTTGGGTCTTGTTTACTGCGAGTACGTGTAGATTGCTTTGTAGCCATATCTGCTCCTTAGTGTTGTATAAGTTTTAATTATACAGGAGTTTTGGAGATTTGTCAAGTACTGGTTTTACCAGAATTGTCCAATTTAGGCGGAATTTTGGCTTCTTCTTCCTGGCTTAAGAAGCGTTTTGGAGTGGTGTAGTGTGAAAAACTATCGTCTGTAAATACACGAACAGGCTTCCAATATTTGTGTAAAATATTGTTAATTGCCACAATAGTGATTATAGCAACTACAAGAGCCAACCCGGTTAAAATACTTCCTGCTAGAATTTCTGCGGCATTATCAATATCCATTATTCTTCTTCCCATTCTACGGGCACCCAGCCCAATTGTTGTAAATCCATTTTAATTTCTTCAGTGACTACGCCTTCTGGTACATAAGTTCTACCATCGGGATCTAAATCTGGAGTACGGCTGTCTAATCCATATCCTTGTCCTTGACTACCAATACCTGAACAGTACCAGTCGATATAATCACCTTGTTCACGCATGTCGGCAACAATGCCACCAGCACTTCGCCAAGAGCACGACCAACGTTGATCTTTTAGGATTGGCATAACATCCAATTTTTGAAACTGCATATTACACATGGCCGCATACAAGTTTTGAGCATAGTTCTCACTGGCCTTGACTTTGTCGCAGATCCATTTGGTGCTACGTAGATCGTATTCCATATTGTCTTTTTGCCATTCTGGATCTATAATTTCTTTTGCTTCTTCTTCTCGCCAAGTCTCATACATCTTAACATATGCTGGATT